CTGTATACATCTAATGTATTGTTATTATTACTTTTGCGCAACTATAGCATTTCTAATTTAATTTGCTATATTTGCGCAAATGTTTTACGAACGTTTTACGAAAAACGAAATTTGAAAATAACTGTTTTACAACGATGCCTACAGTAAAGATTATAGTTCTTAAACATCAAAAAAGAGAAGATAATACTTGGAATGTCAAGATTAGAATTACGCATGATAGGAAGTCTGCTTATATTGCAACTTCTCATTATGTTGGTATTGATCTGATTAATAAAAAGACTTTCGAGTTGAAAGAACGAAATAATCCTATTTATGATCAGTTAATGATAGACGTCCTAAAAATCAGGGAGGAGCTATCTAAGTTAGGACACACGATAGAACTGTATTCTGCAAAGGGATTGTGTGAGTTGATGAAGGAGAAACTTGCGAATAAACCTGATGGGGTGAATTTTTTTGATTTTGGCTATTCTTTTGCTGAGAAGATGCTGAAAGAAGGTAAGAGAACTGGGGAAAACTATCGTATTGCTGTGCATAAGTTTGAGGAATTTATAGGCAACAGGAATTTACAGTTTTCTGATATAACTTCATCCGTATTGATGAAGTATGATGAATATTTGAGAGGTTTGCATTCAAAACGTGGTATCGGGAACATTTCTGATTCGGGAGTCCGGTTGTATACTTCTAAAATACAGGCTATATTTAATAGGGCTAAATTGGAGTATAATGATGAAGATTTAGGAGTCATACGTATTGCTAACAATCCATTTGCAAAATATAAGATTCCGAAAAATCCAATAACTAGAAAGCGTTCGTTAACCGTTGAACAAATACGGGCAATAAAATCTTATCGTGTTCCCGATAATATGACGGGAGTAATGCTAGCTAGAGATGTGTTTATTATGTCTTTTATCATGGTTGGAATGAACTCTGTAGATATGTACTATGTGGGTGTGCCTAATAATGGACGATTAGAATATGAACGTAGAAAAACTATGAACAGACGTGATGACCGGGCTTTTATCTCAATTAAGGTTGAACCTGAGTTATTGCCGTATTTAGAGAGATATAAAGATTCATTAGGAGATCGTGCGTTTAACTTTTTTGTGAGATATTCTACACATAAACAGTTTGTTCATAAGGTTAATGCTCATTTGAAAAAAGTAGGAGATGAATTAGGAATACCGGATTTGACTCTTTATGCAGCTCGCCATTCATGGGCTACTATTGCCCGAAATGATTGTGGAATATCTTTGGATGATGTCGCCATGTGTTTGAATCATAAATCGGGTCATGATGTCACCGACACCTATATAAAGAAAGATTGGAGTATTATAGATCGTAATAATAGAAAAGTCATAGATTACGTATTGGGAGAATATAAATAGCCCGTCTAAAAACGGGCTATCTGTTGGTCTTATGTATTATATTTGATGTTTGCATAGATGGTAGTTTGTTGTATATTACATATTTTTACAACAAAAAAACTATGATATCTATTTGGGCATTCATTTTATCTATCATTGCGATTCTAGCTATTATTAATATCGCATATTATATTCATACTATGCAAGTTCGCAATCCATATTTAACGGATGAACAGGTGCGAACGATTAATCAATTGAATCGTCAAAGAACACCACTTTTTCGACGTTTGATGTTAGCATTGGTGTTCCTCTTATCACGCCTCGGTTAGGAGTGCATGTATAATATGTATTTTCAGCTCTTAGAATAGCAATAACTGGTTCATTGTTGCTGGTAGAGATTTCTCCCACAGTCTCGGTTATTGTTCTTCCATTATGATTAAAAGTTATACTGTATATTTTTGAATCAGATACAAAAAATCCCAGTGAATTAAGGTACTTCTTAATGTTACTATATATAGGCTCTGGCTCTTTAAAGTCAGGGATAAATAATTTTATATTTGAACGTTCTTGCATTTTGTTATTTATTAATATAGCCCGTTTTTTAGACGGACTATTTATTGGTATTACATATTCTTTTTAACAAGATCAACATATCCGGGGAAGTCTCCGGGATTATTATACAGTTTCTTTGGATCATTCGTCATCTGAATTATTTCCCAGTTTGGTGAAATATATATAAGGTACTCGTCCAAGATTACAGCTCCTAATTTATTCTTTCCTCTAAATTTATAGTTGTATAAATAGGCTACATCTTCATTGACTTTATCGCCCATTGCATTTTGAATAGAATCTATTCCAATAAGTATTATACTATCTTTAGTTATTGAAGAAGAATAATCTAATCCATAATTGGATGCCTCTTTATTGTTTTCAATGCTTTTTTGGAAGTATTCTTTTCGATAGTTTATATTATCAATATACTTTATAGTATCAATGGCTTCCGCAGAAATAAACTCATAACTAGACCAATCATTCATTTCTGTTTTCAGTTTGGCTTCTACTACTTCTCTTACTTTTTTCTCGTTTTGATTACCTGATCCCCCACATGAACAAAGTGCAGTGATTGCACATACTAATAAAATGATCTTTTTCATAAGCTAGTTTTTAATTATCCGATTTTATTTGATTTTTCAAGATTACATTTTTGGCAAAGTAATTGTAAATTCTCAACGCTTGTATCCCCACCTTTAGAGAAAGGGATAATATGATCTAAGTGCAAATTTTCATTCGATCCACAATAAACGCATTTTCCTCCATCTCTATTCCAAACAGTATCTACAACATCTTTTGGTATTGGAGGACGTTTGTTTGCTTCTGGAAATATCTCGCCTTCATCTATAAGCTCTTGGAGAGCTAATTTTTCTATTTCTCTTTTCTTTTTCTTTTCTAGCAATTTAGCTTTTACTTTGTCTTTCTCGATCTGTTCTTTATTTCTTTCGTATCGAAGTTGTGTATTAGCTTCTCGCAACTCTTCCAATAAATTTTTGCTTTCAATTTGACTCATAGTGAGTTCTGAACTGCATTCATTATATTTTGCTCGGAAATATTTAGCTTCCGATACAACTTTATCTAAGAAACCTACGTACTTCTTATTTTCTTCATTCTCTTTAAATACAGCATTATATTTGTTTAATAATTCATCAAATTCAATCTTTAACCTCTTGTATCTATTATAGTTATAGAAACTTTGCCATATCGGAAAAACAAATAAAGCTAATATTATTAATAATGTTATCATTATCCTATCTTCTTCTAGGTCTTTGTAATTCTATAACGTTAAATATCTGCTTTACTTCTGCTAGATCAATCACTCGGTCAGGATACATACTATTTAAAGAATGTATTGTGATTGTATGATTATCCATATTATGATCTATGATTCTCTTTACGAGTATTCCTTCTTCATGTATAATAACGAAATCCCATTTAGTATAATGCAGCTTTGATTCTACCCAATATTGGGAATATATTTCTCTACATAATAATCTGTCACCTTCTAAGTAACTTTCTTCGGTTCCGTCATTCATACTATCTCCCCTTACTTCAAAAGCTACGTAGTTTCCTTTGGCTTCATGGTCTATAATAAATGGTATGGTTGGGAGAGTTTCCATGTATGCGGCATCTTGATATCCGCATAGGTATCCTGCTTGTGCGTATTGGCTCACTAATGGTACGTTTATAATATGGCTTTGGTTAAGTGGTATTGCTTCGCTTATGTTTGTTTTAGCAATATTATCGCTAGCTTCGTTGGATACAAAATACTCAGATACTTTTTCTATTCCGAAAACGTTTACAATGTTGTTGTAAAGTTCCTCGGTTAGAGGTTTTTTGCCGCTTTCTATTTCTGATAAATAGGCTTGCTTAATGCCTATTTTCTCTCCGAAATCTTTTTGTCTAAGTTTTAGTGACTTCCTTAAAGATGCGATATTGATTTTATTCATAATGTTAATTATTGTTATTATGGCGATAAAATCTTGCGATAAATAGCGATATATCGCAAGAAGATGATATCTTTGCAATGTCAATCAATCAATCAACACTGCAAAGGTGCGAATATTGTGCGATAAAACCAAATTATTTACATAACTAAAAATAGGTAAGGCAATGAGAAATAGAGATTATGAACTAGTAAAAGACGGCAAATATAATATGAAAGCCATCATGCAGAGAGCTTGGGTATATGTACGCCAGTACGGTTATTCTCTTAAATCTGCCTTGCGTACTTCTTGGGTAGACGCTCGCTTAAAGATGGATGAATATGTAGAATCATTGAAGCCGAAAGCCATTGAGTCTAAACAGGGTAATGTGTTGAAAGCGTTTTTCGCCGATAAGTATGCTAACTACGATAGTTCTTGGAGATAATGAGTGAAGAAAAAATAAACGAAAACTTAGTTTTCCTTCGGAAATACACGGACGATCTGAAAGAACGAGATGAATATACAGTTCAGATGCTGGCTGGAAGCAAAGAAACGAAAGAAGAAATTATCAGTAACCTTCTTCGAATAATAAAAGATTACGAGGCTCTGTTAGGTTAGAACCTACGAAAGAAGCGAGCAAAACGCTTTCAGGGTACATTGATTAGTTCTTTGACATATTGGATCATACGAAAAGAAATTCAACCGTAGCAGGAATGCCGTGATCGGTTGAAGGTTCGAATTAGTTACATATATCACTTGGAAGTCCGAAAAGTCTTTATCAGTAAGCATATAGCAGGTTAGGCGAGCTATAACGCTATCTAAGTGATTCAACATATAGCCCTACTGACGGATTGAACGGCAGCCGATAGCGAGAATCGGGTAGGGTACAAATATATAAATCAAAACCAGTGAAAAAATGAATATAAATTATGATTTACGGATATATTAGGGTAAGCAGCGACAAGCAGACTGTAGAAAATCAGCGTTTTGAGATAAACAACTTCTGTGAACGTAATGAGTTAGTAATTGACGATTGGATAGAAGAAACTATCAGTGGAACGAAGAATTACACAAAACGACAACTTGGACGTTTACTGCGTAAAGTATGCAAGGAGGACATCATCATCTGTAGTGAACTCTCACGTCTTGGACGTAATCTCTTTATGATTATGGAAATATTGAATATCTGCATGGCAAAGGAGTGTAAGGTATGGACAATCAAGGACAACTATCGACTGGGGGAAGATATCCAAAGCAAGGTTCTTGCCTTTGCTTTTGGATTGTCAGCAGAGATTGAACGTAATCTTATCAGTCAAAGGACAAAAGAAGCATTGGCGAGGAAAAGAGCAGAAGGGGCAATGCTCGGACATTGTCGTGGTTTTCGCTGTAGACTCAATCCAAAATGTGCCAACAGGCATGATTACATCATAAAAGAACTGGCTAAAGGAACTAAAAAAACAGTTATAGCCAATAGATTGAAAGTGTCAAAAGGAACGTTCTATCGTTATCTTGTTTATACAGGGCTTTACCTACCAATAAACTGCCAACAAGAGGGATGGGAAAAGTATGGAATCTATCATTAATGTTATTATACTACAGAAACAGAGAATTAGATTTGACAATAATGAAGCAATCAAATGTAATGGAACAATACCACAATATAAAAAGGAAGCATCCGGGCTACCTGTTAATTTTTCGAAACGAAGACTTTTGGGAACTATATTCGAATGATGCCACTGTAGCCTCCAAAGTTTTGAACATTTCTGTCTGCGAACAGGTATACGGGCAGGGACAAACAATCCGGACAGTACGTTTCCCCTGTCATGAACTTGGCATCCACTTGCCCAAACTGATACATTCCGGAAGTCGGGTAGCACTCTACGAATAGAGCAAACCAGCCGTACAAGTCTGATTGTAACAAGAATAGTAAAGAATTAAACTTTTTGTTTATATTGTTTTATTTGTGTTTGTGTTGTATAGTGTACGGTCTGTGAAGATAGTGCACTTTTTAATAAGGGTGGTTAGCTTATCGGTTAGAGCTTCGTGTTGCGCAACCAATTATCATGATTGAGAGAGGTTCGATTCCTCTACCATCCACAATAATAATCAAATAATTAATCTTATGGCAAAAGGAATTAAAACAATAACAGGAGATTGGGTAAATTCTATCTCTAAATTGAAATTAGGAGAAGTAGTTAGAATACCTGATGAAAGCTATGATTGTGTTATGAGTTCGGCTCGTTATCGGTTAAAAAGAAAATACAAAGTACTGATAGAAAGAGAGGGTGAAAAAGAAGTCATTAAAGGATTTAAGTACTTTAAAATTAAAAGGACTGCATAATGGAACCTTTATCTCAATGTGAGTATCAAGTAGCTCATGAAGTAGCAAAAGGGCAAACTCCTGATGAAATAGCCGATTTACTTAAAAAGTCGGTTTGGACGATAAAAGCGCAAATACGGGACATTCATAAGAAACTAGGCATTAATAACAATGTCGAGCTTACTTTATATATTCTATGTGATAGGGCAAAAAGAAATTTCGATTTGAAAGAAATACGAAAGCATGGAATTGAATTTTTCTTCTCTGTATGGTTCTTCATATTAGCTATAACTCCTAATTTCCAAATGGACATGAGAAGGTTAAGAATGCAACGTAAAGTGAGAATGTCGGCACGTACAATGGGCGCAAGAAGGAATAATAATGATTTGATAATAACTAGCATGAATTATGCAGCATAATAAACATTACTATGAAAAAGTTGATAATTAATATTATACTAATTAACATCTTGGCTTTACCCTGCATCCTTACTTTTAATGATGTAAATCAAGATACAGGAGAATGGAATTATACTATTAATCTGATAGGCATTGTATATTCAGTTTGGTTTTATAATTGTATTTTAAAACGAATATTTAAACCGTTAATATAGAAAGGGGATTTTATGATGCGAACCTTACCAGAAGAATTAATTTATAATTTGATAGATTTTGCAAGAGGAATGGGACGTAGGGAAGAACGGATCAACTCCTTTAAAGAATCTCAATTTATATCTCAAAATCAGGCGCATATTCGGTATGGCAAAGGAAATGTTACTAAATGGGTTAAAGCTGGCATAGTGAAGAAATATAAAGATGCTGATGGAAAGTTACGTTCCAGTGTACGATATGATGTGCTTGAACTTGAATCAGCTGCATTTAAATGTAATTATATGAAAGATCTTTCTCCATTAGCCAAAGCAGAAATGAGAGAAATTATTGTCAACAAGTAATTAATTAACCCAATGCCGGATTTAAAGGAGTCCGTAGAGTGCAAGCCTCTGTATTTGAGTTATACATGTTCTAATCCTAGTGTCCGTTGGTTCGGTATCTAGGAACAAAATTTTGTCGTTTAAATTCATTTTTGGAAGCGTCGGTTCGTGAGGATAGGCGCTTTATTTATTTCGATTAACCACTTTAATAATATATATAGTTATGAAAAAAGTAATTGTAAGAGGAGATCGTTCCGGTGTATTTTTCGGAGAGTTAGTAGAAAGAAATGGTAGTGAGGTTAAGCTCGCAAATTGTCGTAGGTTGTGGTATTGGGATGGTGCTGCTAGTATATCTCAATTAGCTGTTAATGGTACGACTAACCCATCTGAATGCAAATTCACAGTTACGGTTCCAGAGATAGAGATTCTGGATGTGATTGAAATTATCCCGTGTTCGGATAAAGCTGTAAAATCTATTGAAAGTGTACCGGTATGGGCAAGGTAATGGAAGATAGAATAAAACAGTTTCTAAATATTGGCGATGGCTCTGGCGATGGCTCTGGCTCTGGCTCTGGCTCTGGCTCTGGCTCTGGCGATGGCTCTGGCGATGGCTATGGCGATGGCGATGGCTATGGCGATGGCTGTGGCTATGGCTATGGCTCTGGCCATGGCTATGGCGATGGCTGTGGCTATGGCTCTGGCTCTGGCCATGGCTATGGCGTAAAATCCATAAATGGAAATCCTATTTATGTAGTAGATAATATACCTACTATTATCACAAATGTAAAAGGTAATATCGCAAAAGGTTTTATCCTTCATTCTGACTTATCTCTTACTCCCTGTTTTATAGTAAAAGAGAATAATCAATTTTCTCATGGTAATACTCTACATGAGGCATTTGAATCTTTGCAAGAAAAGCTTTATGATGATAGTACAGAAGAGGAAAGGATCCTTAAGTTTAAAGAACATTTCTCTGACTTTTCTAAAAAGTATTCTGCTAAAGACTTGTTTATATGGCATCATGTACTCACTGGGAGTTGCAAGGCTGGAAGAGAAGCTTTTTGCATGGATAAAGGTATAGATGTAGACAATGATAGGTTTACCGTCTATGAGTTTATAGAACTGACTAAAAATTCGTATGGCGGTGATATTATCCGCAGACTATCTTAACTTAATCCCGGTTTGCTTTGATCGGCACTCCGGGAGCAATTTAAACCACTTTAAATAATATAAGATATGGGACTTATTAAGAAACCTAACGAGCTGACCGTTAAGACTACATTGTCAGCACTGATTTATGGTCAACCAGGTATGGGTAAAACGACACTTGCATTAAGTGCTCCTAATCCTGTATTGTTTGATTACGACGGTGGTATTCACCGTGTAAATGCAGCTCATCGTGTCCCTACTGTCCAAATAACCAGTTGGGAAGAAACGAATGAAGTATTATCCTCCGAGGAAATAAAAGAATTCGATACTATTGTTATTGATACAGCGGGCAAAATGCTTTCTTTCATGGATAAATTCATTATGCAAACCAATCCTAAAATGAAGAAAGCGGATGGAACATTGTCTCTTCAAGGGTATGGAGTTCGGAAAAATATGTTCATTAATTTTGTGAATCAGGTTTCTCTTATGGGAAAATCTGTGATATTCGTAGCTCATGAGCGTGAAGAAAAGAATGGGGATGATAAACAGATTCGTCCAGAAATTGGTGGTTCATCTGCAGGAGATTTAATAAAAGAACTTGATCTGGTCGGGTATATGGAAGCTATAGGAAAAGATCGAACTATATCTTTTGATCCATGTGAAAAGTTTTATGGTAAAAATACTTGTAATCTTCCATCACGTATAAAAATACCTGTCATTATTGATTCTTCCGGGCAAATAACAGGAAAGAATGATTTTATGACAAATGTTATTCTTACATATAAGGAGTATCAAGCAAAACAAACTGAATTATCATCTGTATATGATACAGTGGTTGATGCAATCCGTGATACTGTGGAGCAGGTTACAGACCAGGTTTCCGCCAATGAAGCAAGAACGGCTATCTTAAATATGACACATGTCTTTGATAGTAAATTACGTGGTAGTATCCTACTTAATGAAAAATGTAAGAAACTAGGTTTGAAATTTAACAAAGCATCGAATCTATATGAACCTGCGGCCTAAGTATAAACTATATCCGACGCTACTTGATAAATTCACTCAATATCTAAGAGTAGACGAACAAGTTGAAAGTTTTTGGAATATTGATGCTGAAACAGGAGAATATAAGAAGAGCCCGGAACAGATAGAGGAAGAACTAAAACAAAGCCTATTAGATGCCATAAATCGTGTTCCCTTTGAAAGTGAAGCATCAGATAAGGGTACGGCTTTTAATGCCATCATAGATTGTTATATTCATAAGAAAAACCATATTCCTAATGAGCGTGAACCATATACTATAATTGGAGATAAAGAAACCAATATTATTCAGGTTGATTTTCCTGCCACAGATATATCTCCAGAAAGACATTTCCTCTTTGATAGGATCTGGTGTATTGAACAGTCGGAATATTTTGCTAACGCCTTGTCTCAAGTATTGGTTTCTGCAATACTTCCCACCTGTTATGGAGAAGTGGAATTATATGGATATATAGATGAGTTAATAAGGGATGTTGTTTATGATATTAAATCTACCTCTAATTATCAATTTGGAAAGTATGAACATGGATGGCAAAGACATGTATATCCATATTGTTTAATTGCATCCGGTCAAATGGATAATATTAAGGCTTTTGAATATACTGCTTTCCATTTAAAAGGCGGAACTAGTCGGAATCCCCTGATAACCGGTGTTCGTTATCCTGAATATTATACATATAATCATGAGCAGACAGTTAAGTTGCTTACCGCTCATGTTGAACGGTTTATAGAATTCATAGAGGAAAATCGGGACTATATTATAGATAAAAAAATATTTGGTTTGGAATGATTTTCGATTTGAAGAATGAATATCAAATACCCAAGTTCAAAGAGTATGTAAACAAGCTGTTTAGTGAACGTGCGGTGGTGGAAGTGAAAAAGAAACTTCCTAACCGCACGCTTGCCCAAAACAGCTACTTACATCTTCTTTTAGGATATTTCGGTAGTGAGTACGGTTGTAGCCTTGACGAAGCCAAAATTGACTTCTATAAGAGAACTTGCAACCGTGATTTGTTTGAACGCAAAACGATCAACAAGAAAGGTGAAGAAGTAACTTATTTACGCAGTTCGGCAGAACTGACAACAGGGGAAATGACTTTATCTATTGAGCGTTTTCGTAATTGGAGCACGGCACAGGCAGATATTTATCTACCGGCTGCTAATGAACATCAAATGTTGGTATATGCCCAGCAAGAAATTGAACGTAACAAAGAATTTATTTAATCATTTTATTTTATGGACAAATTTTTAGGTCAAGAAATCCCCGAAAAGGATAGATGGCAGTTCTTACAGGACAATGCCGATGCAGTGGAAGAGATTGGCTATACTCACCGTTTTACACCGGATGAATTAGCGCAAAAGAAAGAATCTCTTGCTGAAACCTCAATTCAAATTAATGATATTGAGATTGAGAAAAAAGAAGCTATGGAAGCATTTAAGGCTGAATTAAAGCCTTTAAATGAAAGAAAACAGGAACTTCTTGAAAACATAAAGAAGGGCTCTGAATATGTTGAAAATGAAGAGTGTGTGAAAATTCTCTATCATGAAGAAAAGATGGCCGGGTATTACAACAAACTTGGTGAGCTGGTTTATTCCCGTCCTATCATGCCGCAGGAAATGCAAAGAACAATTTTTAATATTAACCGTAAAACAGGAACAGAATCATGAGCGAAAACAAATTAAACGTGGTTGTACCGAAAGATTATAATGGCACGCCTATTGAAGTAGTATTGAGAGAGGGTGAAGCACCCGTAGTACTCGACCCAAAAGAACCGGAAAGAGTAGTTATCAGTGGGACTATCGACACTCCTTTCAGATGGTTGGAAAAGCGCATTGAATTAATCAACCAGAAAGCGTCGAACATCATTGTAAACCGTGATGTGATGGGGATAGCATTGACGGTTGACGAAACGAACTATTACCAATCAGACATCAGAGGTGAACTGAAAACCTCCAAAGAAATGATGGAGTTCGGCATCAATACCGAAAAGAAATGGGAACCTATTAAGTTGTCCAAGTTCTTAAAGATGCACCGTGCTTTCTTTACCGATAAATCGCAAAATATGATGCTTGTTTCTACTTTGAAAAACTTCAAGGCAAAAGTAAACCAAGACATCGAACGCAGTAAGGAGGAAAATGGCAGTAAGGTGGATAACTACTCACAGGTGGTTGATTCCAATCTTCCAAAATCTTTCAAACTAAACATCCCTCTTTTCAAAGGTTTTGCCTGTGAAGAGATAGAAGTCGAAATTTACGCTGATGTGGACGGTCGGGATGTTTCTTTATCTCTTGTGTCTGCCGGTGCGAATGAGGCCATCGAGGAATACAAGAATAAAGTCATTGATGAACAGTTGGAGCAGATCAGACAGATTGCACCGGATATTGTAATTATAGAAGTATAAGATGGTTGGTGGTATGGCGGAATTGGTAGACGCTGACAACTCTTAGTAGACTTGGTTACGATGTTATGAAAACTGGGCATCATTGTAAAACGAACCAATCCAGTGTTACACGGAAGATGTAGAAGATTGCCAAGCATTGCAGGTTCGAATCCTGCTGCCACCACAAACTAAAATTATAAACAATGCCGTATTACATTAAACGAACCAAAGCTAAGAAAAAAGACAAGCCTTTACCTCTGTTTGATAAAGCAGGGGTAACAGTAAAGAAGAAGCCGGATTTGAAAGCTAAACTTGATAAGGAGTTCTCTCTCTTTATCCGGCTTCGTGATTGTATGCCGAACGGATATTTTCGCTGTATCAGTTGCGGACAGATAAAACCGTTTGAGCAAGCCGATTGCGGGCACTACTTCAGTCGTACACATTTGGCGACACGGTTTGATGAGAATAACTGCCATGCCGAATGCCGTCACTGCAATAGGTTCAAAGCTGATCATCTGGAAGGATATCGGGTGAATCTGATAGCCAAAATCGGGCAACAGAAATTTGACTTGCTGAAAGTGAAAGCTGCTGGTACTTCTAAGATGTCAGATTTTGAGTACGAGCAACTAATTAAGTATTACAAAGCACTCAGTAAAAAACTACGAAAGGAGAAAGGAATATGAGTTTCGTACTTCGAGATTATCAACAACAAGCATCCGATAAAGCCGTAGCGTTCTTTAATGACAAACTAAAGAAAACCAACGCCATTATGGTTTTGCCGACTGGATCAGGCAAATCGCTTATCATTGCTGATATTGCCAACCGGTTAGACGGACATACCTTGGTGTTTCAGCCCTCGAAAGAAATTTTAGAGCAAAACTTCAAAAAGCTATGTTCATACGGCATTCTCGACTGTAGCATCTATTCTGCTTCCTTCAACTCAAAGGAGATAAACCGAATAACATTTGCTACCATCGGTTCTGTGAAAGCTCATCCCGAACTCTTTACTCACTTCAAAAACATCATTGTGGATGAATGTCATTTGGTAAACCCCAAAGAAGGAATGTATAAGGATTTCTTCGATGCGGTGAAGTGTAAGGTTCTTGGGCTGACAGCTACGCCTTATCGGTTATCATCCAGTCGTAATTTCGGTTCTATGCTGAAATTCATCACCCGGACAAAGTCTCATGTTTTTTCAGAGGTCATTTACCATGTACAAGTATCAACCCTATTAGATATGGGCTACTTGGCAAAGCTAAACTATTATCCAATGAATCCTTCAGGATGGAATGAACTTAACCTGAAAGTAAATACCACCGGTGCCGACTATACCGATAAATCAGTTCAACGAGAATATGAACGGATAGACTTCTATGGTTATCTCGTTCATATCGTTCAAAGGCTGATGACCCCCAAAGCAGGTGGTAAGAGAAAAGGCATTTTAGTATTTACTCGGTTCTTGAAAGAAGCCGAACGGCTTACGATGTCAATACCAGGATGTGCAATTGTTTCGGGTGACACTCCAAAGGCTACCCGTGAAATGATACTTAATAAATTCAAATCAGGCGAAATTCCGGTAGTTGCTAATGTTGGAGTACTTACTACGGGTTTTGATTATCCGGAACTTGACACTGTTGTTATGGCACGTCCTACGATGTCACTTGCTATGTGGTATCAGATAGTCGGTCGGGCTATTCGCCCCCACCCTTCCAAAGAATGTGGCTGGATTGTAGATTTATGTGGGAACATCAAACGTTTTGGCGAAGTCTCTGATTTACGGTTGTTCGATAGCGGTAATGGTAAATGGGTAGTTTGCTCTAAAGGAAGACAATTAACAAACGTGAGATTCTAACTATGGATGAAGGATTTTTGAGGCTAAGCCGCAGGTTTTTCTCGAATGAAATGTGGAAGGTAGCCCGTGAGTTTTCGGAGTGCGAAGCGTGGCTTGACTTGATTCAGTCAGCACGATTTGAGGCAACCGACAAGGCGTACAGCGAACTCATCGGAGGTCGGGAAATCTCTTATTCAAGAGGTCAATATCCAGCATCTATATCGTTTTTGATGAAGCGTTGGCAATGGTCTGAAAAGAAAGTACGCTATTTCCTTGCTAAACTGAAAAAGAGAGGCATGATAACGACTTGTAACAAACAAGGCATGACTGTGATAACTTTATGCAACTATGATGAGTATAATCCTGTCAAAGGCAAGGGTGAGGACATAGATAGGGGCATAGATAACAGCCAAGAAATCAGCGAGTTTAACAATGCTTTGGGCGAGATAAGGGCAGAGCTAAGGGCAACTGCTGAAAAAATGGCTAAAAAAATGGAAGAATTGGGGCAGGCTAGGGGCAATAAGAAGAAGAAAGATAAAGAAATAGATAATAATAATCCCCCCATACCCCCCGAGGGGGAGGGGATAAATATAAAATCTCGTTCTGTTTTTGAATCTTATGTGAAATCGACTTTTGACACAGATTACTATTGGACCGAGAAAGACGCTGGATCAATGAGTAAACTTCTTAAGAAGATTAGTTTTTCCCGGAATCAGAAAGGTATGCCTGTTGATGATGATTCTCTATTGTACGCTCTTCAAAGTTTGTTATCATCAATACACGATGATTGGATATTGAAGAATTTTAGCGTAGCTATAATTAACTCAAAATATAACGAAATTGTAAATCAAGCAAGAAATGGAAACAAGGATAAGGCCGGTAACTCCGATTCCGATAGGAAAGCTGTTATCCGCACAACTGCCACCTACAACATTGATAAATGACAAGAAGAGACGAGCGGAAGTGTTTGCTGAATGCTGCCGCTTTGTTTGTCCGAGATTTAAAGTTGAAGGGGCTTTTAGAAAGATAATGAATGATATATTTCTCTATGCAGAAGGTGATTCGGGGACTAGGAAAGGCCTTTTGCTAACAGGAGATTACGGGACCGGTAAATCAACTATAATGCAAATTCTAAATAAATACTTATGGTTTATTGGAGGACGTGATTCCGGGGATTATCCCATTGGAGGATTCAGAATTGATTCCGCCTCTTATGTTGCTACTGGGTTCTCGATGAAAGGACGGGATTATTTGGAGCTGTATACTTACAATGGTGGAATCCCTAGGACGATCTGTTTTGATGAATTAGGAAGGGAACCTATTCCTTCTAAGCATTTTGGTACAGAGTTGAATGTTATGCAGTATATTCTTCAATGTCGATATGAATTGAGATACGAGTGTAAAACTCATATAACGACCAATCTTTCTATAGAAGAGATTCAGGATCGATATGGTGCGTATATCGCTGATCGCATTAATGAAATGTTTAATGTAATCGAATTGAAAGGATCTTCCCGCAGATGAGAATACTCCTAAACATCCTCCTTCTCCTCGGAGTGAACATCTTATTTTACCTGGTGGTGTATGCGATAGCGAACCACCTGATGGATAATATTAATTAAACGATGAATGATAATGAAGAAAACTCACGGCTCATTATTTAGTGGCATTGGAGCTCCGGAACTTGCATCCGAATGGATGGGCTGGAAAAATCTGTTTCATTGTGAAATAAATGATTTCTGCCGGAGCTTTTTGGAAAAACGATTTAAAGGTACAAGTTATGCAGATATTACCAAAACAGATTTCAATATTTGGCGAAACCGAGTGGACATCCTTACAGGCGGATTCCCCTGCCAAGATGCAAGTAAGGCAAAGCAGATGGGAGGAAAAGGACAACTCGGACTTGAAGGAGAAAGGACCGGATTATGGTGGCACATGTGCCGGGCGGTTGATGAAATCCGTCCACGATGGGTTGTTGCAGAAAACGTTGCCAATATCACAAGAGTTAACAACGGAAGAGATTTTGCAAAAATCCTCCATTCACTTTCCAGACTGGGGTACAATGCGGAATGGAAGATTATGTACGCTTCAGACGCAGGCGCGCCCCAAAGAAGAGCCAGGTGTTACCTGGTTGCTTACTCCGACAGCGTCCGATTACCGGAGGGAGAATCTTTCTTCTCCGATGTATGCAAGACGATTGTCAAGGAGCGCAGGCTGTTTGCCGGAACATCTTTATCGGTTGGGGCTACGTGGGCTGGTCAACCACCAGTTTGTAGCGTGGATTATGGGTTTTCCGATAGATCACTTGAGATGTATGGCAAATCTCGACTGAAAAAAGAGGTGTTTCACGCTTATGGTAATTCTATGTGCCCGCAGATAGTACATGGAATATTTAAGAGAATCGAAGAATTGGACAATTAATTAAACCTTGCAAGTTCTTGAAGAATTATCAAGGATTTGCGAAAAACAGAACAGAAAGGAACATCATGGAAATAATAAAGCTAACGAAAAAAGAAGAAGAGTGGATTAAAGATCTAAAGAAATTAATGCGAAAGAAACCCAAAAATCTCATACTTTTCGCTGACGGTAATTTGAATATATTGAAAGGAAGCAAGGAAAATCCTTCATGTGAAACGGAAGATGGTGGGATGGATAAAAATAGAGTTGTAGATTCCATTTTATTTGTTTGTGATGGCGGTGCTTTTTAATTAGCGTAAAACAAATTAATTATGAGTAAAAGAACAATTCAAATAGATGTTATCGGTCCGGTCGAAGGAACCGATTTGATGAAATGTAAATTGTATGTTGATGGGCGTGTATGTGTAATCGGAATGTCACGATACGACTATGAAGAGCTAATGCGTGAGAAAGTGTTTATTCGTGATGGCAAGAGTGTTGATTCTGCTGGTGTGATAAACACAACTAACACCTTTGTAGAAGAAGATTAACATTCAAAATAAATAAGATATGAAGAAAAATAAAGGATTTACAACGCCATGCTATATGGTTGTTAAAGACGGAAATCACGCTAATCGTCTAATGATAGCATTAAAAAGTATAGGCGACAGAAAAAACTATGCAATACAAGAAAAGGTTTCATATCCATGCATCTGTGGAGTGTCTACACATCTTATTTCTATCTGCGAATTGGGAGAATTAACTTCTGCCGGTTTTATCAATTGTGAAGATAACGAGAAGCTATTTCTTTCATTAGCTGCACTTCGGAATGATTCAGATATTAATCAATGGTTCACTGATGGCGAGAAATGGGTAATCAGTGATATTCATTCTCTTCTTGAGCTGAAAGAGTATTTCCAGTTAATTAAATTCGATTACTCAAAAACTCACAAGGCAACAGCCGAAGAACTTATCAAGCATTTTAATTCATAACAAGATAGATATGAGCAAATACAGTGAATACCATTACAGCTTTACCTCTACAGTCACCCATTTGGGAGGTAAGTGTGGGTATGGGTTTTAGAAAATAAAAATAATCAAATATAAACAAGAAGAAATGAGTGAAACTGAATGGAAAATGATTCCCGGTTACCCCAGATATGAGATGAATATCTCCACTCTCCAAGTAAGAGTAATAAAGAGTGGCAGGGTGTTGAGTACTCGTGGAGGAGCTGTGACAATTAGCCGCAATGCTAAGTATATTTGTTTAAGCCTTCCAAAACTTCTTTTTTTTGTAGACAGGAATATAGAGCCTTCCACTGATGCGGTAAAGGATGTTATAATGACAAATGAGAATGGTCGAATTGTTGTTTACGAAAAAAGTGAATATATGTCCCAGAAAATTCAAGAAGTATATGCCATTAAAAGAACTATTCCCGCCATTGAAGTATATACTAGAGCTAAGAAATATCTTGGTAAGGTTATAGATGCAATAGAGACAAATGATTATACCCTGATTCTTAATGAAATGTATAGTCATCTGCCTTTGCTAAAAAAAGACTGGTAAAGAATGGGGTCGTACCTTATTCGGAAGTAGATGAACTATGTTATGCAGCCGTAGAACGTGTAATCGGTTATATAAAGCAAGGTACTATTGTATTTGAACCTTACAATTATTTGTATAGCACAGCTAAAGGAATGGCTTTTGACGCTCGTAAGGCAAAAAGAAAAACTGTCGAAATAATAAGAAAATTAGGATATGAAGAAAGAAGAGTTGTTTAATCTGTTTGGTATCGAAGATCTAAAGGATCTTCCTAGTGCTGTAATGAATCTGTTGGATGGGGATATTGATGCTAGAAACGAAGTTTACAAGGAGCTTATTCGAAAGAATAACGGAGATATGTCTTACGATTGGTTTCAAGAGATATATGAAACCGAATTGTCTGAACGTAAACAGAAAAAGCAGGATTTCACTCCGAATATTCTTGGAGTTCTTTGTTCAAATATGACAAGCCAATCCGGTTCAATTCATGAGCCCACAGCCGGAAATGGTTCTATGATAATAGCCGACTGGTGGGAGCGTTGCAGAAAAAAGATACCATGGGAACATTTTCCATCACAGAATATGATAACATGTTGGGAATTGTCTGCACGTTCAATACCCATTCTTTTACTCAACTTGTCAATTCGTGGTATGATGGGATATGTTTATCATGGTGATGTTTTGACTAAGGAAGTAAAACAAAAGTATATTCTTCTCAATCGGAAAGATGATACTCTTGCTTTTTCGGAGATAATTAAAGCTAATGCTAATGACGAAATAATACAAAAAAATGAAATTGACTGATGTTTATGCCGAATGGTTGCCTATCAAGAAACGACAGGTTAAAGAATCTACACTATCCTGTTATCAATTGATATTTATCAATGTAATAAAGCCTAAATTCGGTAATGAAGATGTAGAAACATTGAATAAGAAGGTAGTGATGTCGTTCATTTATGAACTTCTTGATTCAGGTAGCAAATCAAAAAAATATTGTTCTGATATACTTATTGTCTTGAAGATGCTTATCCGTTTTGCATCCGACGAACTGGATATTATTGTTCCGGACACGTCTTGGAAAATAGTCTGGCCTACTAAAAATAAAATAGCTGCACCTAAATTAGAAAGATATACACCGGATGAATACAAGAAAATAGTGGACTATGTAATATCCAATCCTTCTCCTCGCAATCTCGGAGTGCTTCTTACCATTTGTACCGGGATGAGGATAGGTGAGGTTTGTGCACTTCAATGGAAAGATATTGATTTGGATAATAAGACGATTCATGTAAACAAAACAATGGAACGTATATACATTCCTGACAATATCGGTACTGCAAGGAAAAAGACTAAGGTAGAGATTGGATCTCCGAAAACAACATCTTCAGATAGATATATACCTATCCTTAAAGATATTCTTCCTGTAGTCAAAAAGTTCGCCGCTGTCTGCAATCCTGATTACTATGTATGTACTTGTGACGAAAAGTTTATCGAGCCTAGAAGTTTGCGTGTATATTACCAAACTTTTATTCTAGATAAAGTAAAATTGGATCATTGTATTAAGTTTCATGGTCTCCGGCACACTTTCGCCAGCACACTTATTGAGAATAAGGTTGATATCAAAACTGTTTCTACGATTTTGGGACATTCGGATATAAGCACTACTCTTAATGTATATGTTCACCCATCTGATGAAGCTAAGAGGGATGCCGTGAACGTAGGGTTAAAAAGAATTTTTAGATAATCCTTCCGCATTATCGTATGGGATTATCAAGAGAAATAAAATATAGAGGAACTTAAAAACGAAAAATGATCTAATCATGACCCGCAATCAATTTATTCATTACTCCTATCGACACAGTGAAATTATCATTTACCACCAAAAGCATCCTGAAGTTGATATAGAGTGTATGCTGATAGGGGTAGATTTTGACAATGAGCTATTTCATCTTGTTCCAATAAGATCAGTATTTATATGAAGATAGATCGTATTGGCTTCCTTATACATCATGCGACAAACAGTTTAAAAAGCCTAAGATGAAAGTGGTAAGGAGTGATAGAACAATAGTAACTAAATAATTAAAATATCAAATTATGAAACAGACATTAGAAGAAGCAGCATACGACTATGCTACTAATAAAACAAAGTTTAGAAAAGAGGTTTTAAAGGAGGTTGATTCAGATAACTACGTTAGTCGGAAATCTGATTGTATGGAAGATTTTCAATGTGGTGCAGAATGGCACGCAAAGCAATCTCCATGGATAAGAGTAGAAGAACGATTACCAGATGAAGAGCAGCGTGTTTTAGTCGGATTTTTATATTACTATAAATACGATGATAGAGAAGCTGAATCACGTAAGCATATAGATGTATTCACGTATGAAAATGGTATATGGACTACTGATAGTGATATATCATATTTAGGAAAAAGTGTCGAAAAGGATGATATTAAGGTTATATGTTGGATGCCTATTCTGTCTTTCGATGAAATACTGGAAGCCAACAGAGATGTACTAGAACGGATTAAAGAGAAAGGGGATTGAATATGAAAAATAGAAAAAAGTTAGCAATAGCCAACCTCTGTCGTGTTTATCTCCATATTCATGGATTTATCACAGATGGTGAAAATGGAAGAATACACTATAAAATTATGAAATGGCAGGATGAAAATAAGGTCTCTATTTCAGAAGCGCAATTGGATTCTGCTGATTTCATTTATGATGATAATGCTAAAGAAGAGGAGGAAAATAAATGAAGAAAATAATGTTCAATGATGAATTTAGATTAACCCAAGCCGTATTGAATGGTCGAAAGACTATGACGAGAAGAATTATAGAAATTGACGAATGTGTTAGATTCCCTATTATTCGTTTTCGTCCACTTGAAAATTGGGAGAAGAAAGTGGTTAATCCTAATTATGTGTTTAACGGACATGTTTATGCAGTATATAATGAATTGGATTTACTATGTCACCTTGTTAAACCAAGATACGAGATTGGTGAAGTTGTAGCGATTGCACAAAGCTACAAGGATTCAGGCTATTCCCCAGACTCATTAGATAGACATCCGAAAGATTTGAGTGTACGCGGTCTTATGAAGGATTCCGCAGGATGGAATAACAAAATGTTCGTTAAGTCGTATGCTTGTAGACATCACATCAAAATAGTCAATGTAAAAATAGAACGTTTACAAGATATATCCGATGAAGATTGCTTGAAAGAGGGGGTTATTCATGCGTATACTGATAATAATGGAATAAAGATATATCATACCCCTCATACAAAAAGAGGATATTTGTCAACAGATGTAGCGCAAGAAGCTTTTGCTGCCCTGATAGACAAAGTATCCGGCAAAGGCACATGGGAAAGTAATCCGTTTGTATTTGCTTACGAGTTTGTGTTAGTTGACTAAGGGAGGAATAGCAATGCCAATAAGCAAAGTTATGAACCAAGAAGACAGCAACCTACTGGCGGAATGTATGAAGGAAGCCATGAAAGTGGAATTCCTGGACACCAGTGAAGAGATAAAGTTATGGGCTTATTCCTTGTATAATGCGAAAATATGGGGAAAGAACACAAAGTAAAAGAGCGTCACCCGAACCACCAGATAGACGCCCTTCCCTAATTCATAGTACAAATATACTATTTACTTTTAAATAATCGTACTATGTTTTCAGAAATATCAGAGTTAAAATCTATCAGAGAGCAGAAATCCAGATTGTCGGAAAGAGAGTCTGAATTATCTGCTCCTATTATGTCAGATCTGGATTATATTCCATCCATATATAAATGGTTTTGCGAAATACAGGATTTTAGGGATTGTCCGGGAAATAAGGATAGCGTTCATATCAGAAAGAAGTTTATATTTATTATTCTTTTCCTTTATGCTCCCAGTGTATTGGCCGGTGGAAGAATGCCAAAAGGACTTCGGGATAAGATTGCCGAATCGGTAAATATCAGCGATAAAACATTTATTTCCCACAATATCGAAACTGTGGTTGTTCTCTACAATAATTATAAGGACTTTCGGAAGGATATAGAGTATATTTACACTGGAATTGTATCTCGGTTGAAAGACAATGGTATAATAGATAAGGTATGATAAAAAGAGAAAACATAGTAATATCTAAAGTGTATCCCAATGATGGGCAAATAGCGGGATTACCGAAGAATCCTAGACTTATCAAAGGAGAAAGATTTCGTAAGCTTTGTAAATCAATAAAAGAGCTTCCCGAAATGACAGAAGCAAGGGATATTCTTGTTTACCCATATAACGGTGGATACATTGTAATTGGGGGAAATATGCGTTTGCATGCTTACAGGCATTTAGGATGGAAAGAAGTGCCATGCTGTATTTTACCGGAAGATATGCCAGTAGAAAAGCTTCGTCAAATGCTTATTCAGGATAATAATCCCTTCGGAGAGACAGACTGGGATATGATTGCCAATGAATGGGACGGCAAAGAGCTTGATGATTGGGGATTTGAGGTGTGGCAGGAGCCGGAACAAAAGTCTTCAGAGCGTAGTTCAGAGGAACAACAGGAAGAAGAAAGCGAAGAGGATATAGAAAAGGCTGATTTCTACGATATGATGCTTGGTGACAGGATATATGACAGCAATAATGATTTTGACATTCCTAATTTAAGGGCGGACGAACAGCCAGTAAGCGGTCTTGTAATTCCTTTATCAGCATGGGGCGCTGATACCAGGCAGAAGAAAGGAATATCCACCTATCATTTCTATGTGGAGGATTACCGATTTGAAGCAATATGGAAAGACCCGACAACTGTTCTTAATAGCGGATGTGAGGCTGTCATAGAGCCGAACTTGTCTTTGTTCGACACAACCCCTGTTGCCTACGGATTACATCAAATATACAAAAAGAGGTGGATTTCCAGATATTGGCAAGAATGTGGTGTGAAGGTGTGGGCTGATTTGAATGTGGCAAAGAAGTTTCAAAAGTGGAATCGTTTAGGTGTTCCTGACGGGTATAACGCTTTTGCGACCCGTGGATATTCTGACAGGCAGGAGTATTTAAAAGAAGAAATTCAGATTGCTCGTGAAATATCGGGAAAGGATATTCCTAATATGATAGTTTACGGTGGTGGAGATAAAATAAAAGATATATGCGTGCAAAACAGCATTATATATGTCGAACAGTTTATGGCTAACAGAGTTAAGAAAGGAGATTGAAATGGCTAAAACAAGTGGAGGGATTAGAGGACGTGATAGAATCAGAAGCGGAGTAGATGCAAAGAAAGCAATGCACCGCTTAATTAGGACTTATGGGAATGCTAATCGGGATAGAATATATAAAGCAACTAGGACAGTTATGGATAATCTATCGAGAAATACCGGTTATCCAGTTGAAGTATTGATGCTTAATCCAACATTATCGGGGAGTACCTTAAGACGAAGGAGGAAAAGATAATGGCAAAGACATCAGGAGGAATTAGGGGGGGCAGTGCAAAATCTTCCCGTAGAACTGGGCCGGGATTTACCGAACCTATTCAGGGACCTACAAAAGCGAGTTCCAATGCAACAGAGATTCAATATGTATTTGTTGACAAGATAACGGGAAATGAGTCTAACGGTTATATTAGTTCTGATGTTGCGAAAAAGGCGATAAAACAAGCCGAAAGAAGCGATAAAGATGCTGGTATATATGAACCTGATAATTATTATATTCAACGAATAGAAGTAATGAAAGGGACTAATCGCTCTAGTAAGTACAGAGGGTGGTAATTTATAATAATAAAGCAAGTAGAAAACGGTTTGTAAACGGTTTGAAATGGCAAATAAGAATATAGCTAAAGATGGAAAGAAAACAAGATTTACGAGCGAAAACCAGCCTCTAAACAGAGGCCGGAAGCCTAAGCTATATACTATTGCAAAAAAAGCCTATAATATATCCTATGACGAATGGAAGGAGGTTGTAGTGTATGTTATGCAATGTACCAAAAAAGAGGTTGAGGATATTATAGATAAAGATGATACCCCCATGTGGGTCATTAATATTTGCAGAGCATTATATAAAGATTCCGGCAAGGGTTCTATCGCTACGTTAAAGGAACTGACCGAAAAGCTATGGGGAAAGCCTATGCAAGAGACAAAGCCCGAAGATGCCAATATACCTACCAATATAGACCACGGTATTAGTATTGATTCCTGGATTAAAGACAAGCTGAAATGATAGTACCTCAAGAAATTTACCATCCATTATACACTGATACGGATAAATTCATTATTCTTATCACCGGTGGTCGTGGCTCCGGCAAATCCTTTAATGCTTCCACCTTCATTGAACGGTTGACCTTTGAAATGACTCCGGTAGAAAAGATAGTGCATCAGGTTCTCTACACCCGCTACACGATGGTTTCCGCTGGTATGTCTATCATTCCGGAAATGATGGAGAAGATAGAGCTAGACGGAACAACTAAGTATTTCAAGACTACCAAGACGGATATAGTCAATAAAATGACTAATAGTCGTATAATGTTCCGAGGCATCAAGACTTCTTCCGGTAATCAGACGGCAAAATTAAAATCTATTCAGGGTATCACTACTTTTGTATGCGATGAAGCGGAAGAGTGGACGAATGAGGAAGAATTTGATAAGATAATGCTCTCCATCCGTAAGAAAGGGATTCAGAACCGGATTATCATCATAATGAACCCCTGCGACTCTAATCACTTCATTTATAAAAAGTACATCGAGAATACTCACAAGCTCGTAGAGATTGACGGAGTGCAGGTGCAAGTCTCTACTCATCCGAATGTTCTTCATATCCACACCACCTGTTTTGATAATTTGGAGAATCTTTCACCGGAGTTTCTGAAAGAGGTTGAGGATATGAAAGTAAATGATCCGGATAAATATGCTCATGTGGTTATCGGACGATGGGCTGACGTGGCAGAAGGTGCTGTATTCAAAAAATGGGGCATTGTTGATGAGTTCCCGATTTGGTGCAAAAAGGTTGCTTTTGGGCAAGATTTCGGGTATACTCATGACCCGTCCGCCTCTATTCGTTGCGGAATTATTGATAATGCTCTGTATTTGGATGAAGTGGATTACCGGACCGGGCTTCTTTCCTCTGACATCATTAAAACGCTTCGTCCATGGGGATTGAAGGTTATAGCCGATAGTGCTGACCCACGGTTGATTCAAGAAATACACAATGGAGGGATAAAAATATATCCTGTCGAAAAGGGAGCGGGTTCTATTAACGCAGGTATAGACAAAATGAAGACCATGGAGATTTTTGTAACTAAACGTTCATACAATCTTCAGAAAGAACTACGGAAATATGTGTGGGCTAAAGATAAAGATGGGAACTATATAAATGAACCGGAAGATCATGATAACCACGCTATCGATGCAGCCCGTTATTATGTATTGGGTGAGCTTCTTGGTAAAATTCAGAAACCTAAAGATTATTCGGGGATTTTTGGACGTTAAAAATATATCAATATGACATTAGAAGAGATTTTAGCATTAGAAGATGTAGATCAGAAGATCGAATATTTGAAGAAAGGGCGTAAAACGGAGGAACCCAATACCGGTGAAAACTGGAAGGATTGGAATGCTGATTTGCATGAAATCATTGTGGATAAAGAAAAATACCCGGATATCGAAGTTGTTGAAGAGAAGGAAAGGGAAGAATGGAATGATAGTACCGGTAAAAGCACTACTATCCCAGCTAAAAAACGTACAGAGCCGTGCAACCGTATATCTATCCCGCTGGAGCAAGATATAACCAATATTCAAACAGCATTTACGGTAGGAGTTGAGCCTAAGATGGATTGCGCTCCGTCTAATGAGGACGAAAAAGGGTTATTTTATGCTATCCAGCAAGTATTGAAGAAGAATAAAATAAAGTACCAGAATAAACGTATAGTCCGTTCATGGCTTTCTGAACAGGAATGTGCCGAATACTGGTATGCAGTCAAAGATGATTCGTTCTGGGCTAAATTCTGGAATAAAATACAGAAGGCCTTCGGAGGAAGTGTGAGGCCGCAAAATAAGCTCCGCAGCGTAATATGGTCGCCATTCAGGGGAGATAAACTTTACCCTTTCTTTGATGATGCCGGAGATTTGGTTGCCTTCTCACGTGAATATAAAAAGAAAGACTTGGACGATGTAGAAATAGTATGCTTTCAAACTGTTACCGCTACACATGTTTACCAGTGGGAAAATACGAATAGGTGGGAAGCGGTAGAGGAGAAGTCTTTCAGGCATGGGTTTAAAAAACTTCCTGTCTTATATGGTTATCGCCCGGAGACTTATTGCCATAAGATAAAGACTATACGTGTACGCATAGAGAAGATATTATCAAGCTATGCCGATTGTATAGATTACCATTTCTTCCCGTATTTAATGCTCTTTGGGGACGTGTCAGGCTTTACAGGGAAGAAACGCAACAGAATCATACAATTGACCGGAGATAAGGCAAACGCTCAATATCTGACCTGGAATCAGGTTCCTGATACGGTTAAATTGGAACTCGAAGGGCTTACTAACAGGGCATACGACCTGACGAATACCCCACGCATATCACCGCAAGAATTGAAAGGTCTTGGAAATGCCATTTCAGGGAAAGCGTTCAGGTATATTTTTATGGGTGCGCACATGGCGGTATCTAATCATGCGGAAGTAATTGGAGAGTTCTTTCAACGGAGGGTAAACTTCTTGGTATCAGCTTTGGCGGATATTAACCCATCCGAATTTGACAAGGCGTCCCAGACTATTGATATTGATGTGGATTTGGTTCCATATATGATTGATGATATTGATGAACGGGTAACAACGGCAGTTAGTGCAATAGATGGTAAAGTATGGTCCCGGAGAGAGGGTATTTTGTTTGCCGGTAATGCCGAAAGGGTGGATGAAGTCCTGAAAGAGATTGAGGAGGAAGAACAGAAAGAATCTTCTGAATCAGTCAAAAAGGACAATTTTTAGGGTGTGTGGTCGGAAAAATTCCGATGGTTATACAAAAATCATAGGAAAAATAGAACAAAATATTTAATAATATGAACGATTTAGTATTTAAAGGTGAGAACAACCAAGCGCTAACAAGTAGCTTGTTGGTGGCTGAAAAGTTCGGGAAAGAGCATAAACATGTTTTAGATGCTATTAGGGAACTTATACAGGGGTGTGCCGAAAATTCGGCTGACCCCATGTTTGTTGAAACTATTTATGTTAACGAACAAAATAAGCAAGAATACCCAATGTTTATAATGAATCGTGACGGTTTTACTTTGCTGGCTATGGGATTTACAGGGAAAAAGGCTATGCGCTTTAAACTTGATTATATTGCAGCTTTCAATGCGATGGAAAAAGCTCTAAAGGAAAAGCTGAAGCCATTATCCCAACTTGAAATACTGGTCCAGTCCGCACAAGCTTTGCTTGAACAAAGCAAACGGATTGAAAACGTAGAAAAGAGACTGGACGCGATGGAACAGGAGAGAGAAGAAAACGGGAAGTTGTTGTTAGCGGTTGCTGTTTCATCTGAAAAGGTACCGGAAATTTCTCTTCGTGATAAGATCCGCCAACTGGTGAACAAATATGCTTCGGCAACCAACACTAGACAACAGGACGTTTGGCACAAGGTTTATGAGCAATTATATTACCTCTATCACATTTCTATTAGTAACTACAAGAAGAAGTTCAAGGGAGAAACAAAACTTGAAATAGCGGAAAGAAATAATATCTTGGATAAGGTTTACGCCATTATCTCAAATATGGTCCGGGAGCGAAACGTTGCATGAGTACAGACATAAAGAAAGGGCAGCCTTAAAGCTACCCTTTCCTGCTGATTGGCGTCAACTAATGTGCCAGGCCGAAGCCCCCTGACTACTCTATTTCTTGTTAATAAGCTCTTGTAGCATCTTGTTCGTCTCTACAGCTAACGAAGTCATTAGAAAGCCATCCTTGCACATCTCATGTACTTGACCGAATATCCGCCTTAGATTCGATTCCATGCTTTCTTTCGGGTTGTACGCAACTTCTTCCTTTCCGTAGGGTATCAATCCACCGTAAGTGTTTCCGTGCTTCTTGCGACCGCTGGCGAGCGTTTGTTGCAATGATTGGTTGAACTCCTTCACCTGTTTTCTGACGATGCGTTCTGCGTACTTGGTGCAACGCTCGGATCGGAGCTTTTCTTCCATTTCGTTGAAGGCGTTGATGTAGGCTTCCTTGAACTGGGCGGCTACCTTTCCGGTGAAGCCCATGGCGAGGAAGGTGAAGCCGTCACGGGTCATGTAGTACATGGGGAGTTCTTTCTTTACATTATTGCATAACTCATTGATATACAAACAGGGCGCAAAATTGCGCTCTGTGAAATTGGCACTACACTCCAATCCTCTAATCGCTTTCAGTACATCTTTGTGTGCCTTCCTAAAGTAATCCGCAACCACCAAAGAAGAGGTCACGGCTTGACCGTTTTTCGCTTCTACCAAATCAATCCTATCGGTAGACCATAATTCCAAACTTCTTGTTTCCATAATGATTTTATTTAATGTGTTGATACTATCGTGTCGCTCTTGCTTAGCACATGAAAAACCTGTCGTTATCATCACCGAACATCTTATATCCGGCAAGCAGGCATAATACAATGATTGTAATTTCTGGCATATTCGTATATTTTAATGGTTAATCTCCTACGTAATGAGCACCGTATCTTCCAGTACTAGCCGTATAGTAAGCCGATGCCGGTATGCTCTTATTATTGTACCCCTTATCCATTGTAGCCTTAGCAGCGTTGCTCATGGCTTCATGTCTTTCCGCCAAGAACTGATCCGTTCTAGCCTTTACCGCTTCCGATGAGCAGTATTCTTGCAATTTTGCAAGGCTCCAAGCTGATTTCAGACATTCGGAGAACGTTCTTTCGTTGCCGGCACGTTTGTAAGAGCGCCAAGCGGATTTCATTATTTGGGATAAGTTGTAACGTTTCATAATCGTATGTATGCTAGTCGTTAAACATTTAGTTTTATTATTACGATGCAAATATAACTACGATTATAACACAAACAAACCTTATAAGGTTAATAAATGCTAATTTGATATACTCGAAGTATGTTTTCAAGCAAAGAATAATAACTAATGCTATAATTTTGTATATTTGCAAGCAATAAACTATAAGTATAATTATGAAGTTACGAATATTGGATATCTGCAAGCAAGCAGGAATAACTCAAAAAGAGTTAGCGGAAAGAATAGGGTTATCGGCTGTGGGTTTATCTAAAGCAATCAATGGTAATCCTACTAAAGATACATTGGAAAAGATAGCCAATGCCCTAAACGTGAGAATTACTGAACTATTCGAGGAACCAACCAATATAAACGGCTACATCGAATTAGATGGAACTATCCACAAAGTTTCGAGTAAGGAGGATATTAAAAAGTTAGCGGAAAAACTATAAACCAAATAAAAAGGAGGTAATTATGGGAATGCAAAGTAAAACTTTCAAGGAAGAAGAAAAAAAAGTCGTAAATCAAGCTACAAACAAAGGTGTGTCTTGGGAAGTAATAGCAGAAATACGTGCTAAATATCATAATGATTTTAATCAAGATAGATCCCGTTTTGAATCGTTTAAAGAACAAGTCGAAAACCTATCGAAGGATAAGTGATAAAAAGTGAAGGTCGGAGAAATCCGGCTTTTCTTCATTTATAATCCCTTTTTTCAAATTACCTAGTTGCCGTATTAAATAGATACGGGGATTTTCATGTGTTGAAATCAGAAAGGTATTGCAAAACTTGTATTTTATTTTTGATTTTTGTACGTTTGCGCATTGTATAACATAAAACACACATAGCATGGGATTATTCAATTTATTTAAAGGTAAACAGGATATACCTCCTAAAAGAGATATAAAAGATTTCTTTTCGATTGATATAAATAATCTTTTTCAATATAATCCAGTATACTCTCATACAGAAACAAGCCCGTATGGAAATGAAGTAAAACATTATACACTACGCTTAAAAAAGTTAGAACTTGGAATTTTCTATGAAGCTGAAATATTAGAAGTCGCAGAAAATGAATTAAATGTCATATTTAAAGGGAGAAGTAACCTTTTAACCAAAGAACTTGTGGAATTCATAAATTTTTGTGCTGATTGTTTAGGATTAGATAGTAGCGGATATGGTAAAGTTGAGAAAATAGATTATCAGCATGTGGATGACTATGTATTCTCTCGTATGTGGGATAAAATATGGATTGATAATATGACAACTCCCACTATTATAATGACAATATATTCTTTAAATAAAAGCTATTAATTAAATTGTAAATCATGGAAGGTATCACACTATTTGTATCTATCGTAATCATCGTATTCGGAATATTACAAATTATTCTATTTTTCAAGTTATGGGGAATGACTAATGATGTCAAAAAAATAAGGAAATCGCTACCTAATGTATCTTCTGATCTTTCTCCGGCTAAAATGGAATTTATTATTGGAAACACAGATAAAGCAAAAGAGATGCTTAAAAAGGAATTTGTATTAGACGTTTACGAATCATATATGAAAATTGTAAAAGAAAATACTGAAGTAACAGACCCTAGTGTAATGGAAAAAGAATATTCTATAGATTATGATAGACTTAAAAGGGTATACAAAGGAAGGTTTAAAGACATAATAGATGATGTTGATTTTGAAAGATACTCTACTTTTGTAAAAGCTAAATCTGTATTTGGATAAATTGCTTAGAGCCCTATATATGAGTGAGGCTTTTTATTTCTTCCTACTTTTATTTAATGCTAGAAAAATCACCTAAAACCAAAGAAAGGTAAGGAAATATTTGCATTTGTGTGCATTTGTATGTTAATTTGCCTCCGTACAACCATAATACACACAAAATATGAAGAAGTTTTTATTATTACTTTTAGTAAACCTGGCTACGTCTGTATACTCTCAAGATACATTCTTAAACTTTAAAATATTTAATGATAGAATTATATGGCAGAAGGTATATGAAACCTCTTTTTCAACTCAAGAAGTAATTGATTACTTTAAAATATTTGGGAATATAAGCATAGCCGAACAAACTGAATCTAGGATAATCGGAAGCTCTTCTGGTAACAAAATTGATTTCAACAAATATAAAGGTAGCAAAATTGGAAATACAATATTTGATGATGACTTAGCATATAAAGTCATCATAGATTTAAAAGATAAAAAATACAGAGTTACAATCTTGGATATACAATTTACAAAAGGAGGTGGAATAATGATCGATGGGTGGGGAAATACAGGAAATCGTTCATCAATTATAGATAATAAATACATAAAAGATAATAAATTTAAGAACTCTTTTTCTAGGGAAGGATCAGAGTCTTTAGATAAGTTTTTTATAGATAAGTTTAGTGTGAAAAAATTTTTGGATATCTTTTGATACTCATTATACACGATATAATCATGAAAAAAGAAAACATTCAAAATGAATTTGTAGTCCGTTGCGGTAAAACTACGGACAGCATGGAAATATTAGAGAAAACATGCAAGGAAGAAGCCGAAAAGCTAGTAAAAACGCTGAATCTTGCCGAAGGAGATGCAATATCCGTTCCTTTTTGGGCACCTGAACCCGGATTCCCCGAACTTATCTGCGTGGGAAAATTCAAAAGGGATGAAAGCGGAAAGGTTATCTACGAATTAGATTTCTCGGAGTCAACATTGTAACTCATTCCCGCCCTTCGCAAGAGGGCAAAAGAAAAGCGGAGGTTACTCCGCTTCTATATATAATTTACACACCACTCTTAATTTTGCTTTCCTTCAAGATTTGCAAGATTGATTGTTGGCAATATGATCGGCCTAATTCCTGATAAAGAAGTTAGAGTAGAAATATACGCTCTTACGTAAGGGAATAATATAGCTGGAGCATTTATATTAAAAAATATAGATTTTGTCCTATCATCTATGTCTGAATCAAATTCAAATAATCCAATAAGATTTGCATATACTTGAAGATTTTGTTCTTTATCTGCAATTTTTACACCGAATTCTAATCTATACAGATTTTCGTCTTCATTAGACATACTTTTTCTTTCAAGCTCAATAGATATGTCTTCTGAAATTGGCATAGAAGGATTAAATTCTATATTAGCCTTATTTATTTTATATTCTTTTAGTCGGAATTTAGCTACTTTTTCTGTCATAATTTAAGCTGCAAGATTAAAATATTCAATTGTATTGGTATAATTATTTTCAGTAATTGTATAATTGAAAGATTGATATATCCCGTCAAAATCAGGAATAACACATGAACTTTCACAAGAAGTATACCCTGAAATGGATATTGGGGCTATTTTTTCAAATAATATATTATCCATATTATTTGTGTCGCTAATTTCACAAATTAAAATATCCTCATGAGGAAACATTGTACGAAAATTATTCCACAACTCATACTCCATCTCCATATATTTTTCATCCCCTCTTCTTATTTCTTCTGGAGAAATTTCTATAATATGGAAATTAGTAATCTCATCATAAGCATATCTTATGTTAATTTGAGATATTTCATTAGCGATTCTAACCAAACTTTCAGTAATAAAATCTTTAGCATTCATAATATTCCATATTTTTCAGTGAGTAATTTGTTCAATTTTTCAGCGCTATCTTTGGCTCTAACAACATCTCTGTCTGTTATTTCCTCGTTAGAATAATCTGCTCTCTTTCTTAACATTTTTAATATGCCATAATAAGTATTATAGTCAATTCCATAAAATCTATTCTTTTTGGATAACTTCTCACTTATATGACTAGAAATATAAAAATGAGAATCTACAGATTTAGTTTCCCTATCTTGAATATCGTAACTAAGCCCTTCATAATGAGCTAACACGTATTTAGACAATTGGAAACAAGAGTAATATAAACAATGAATTGATGATGCAAGCTTTCCATTATCTACTAACAAATTAGCAGCAATAATGTTTTCTTCAGACTTTGCTTTTACAATAGGCATTTTGCAATTGTGTTATATTAATTGGTGATTTTAAATCATATACTATACACCAAACATTGTTTATTTATTGGGGGAAATAAAAAAAACTTCTCTTTCTAAATGGGATATCTTCTTATCCCTTAGCTGATTCGTAAGCATGAGAAGTGATTTAGAAGGATTTTCTATCATCAGTGTGTGTTGCGTGTACAATAATGGCTTCATGTTTATCTCCTTTCATAGAAATAATTAATTGTAAGACAATCTATATTTCTAGTAAGTGTTATTGCTATATAATTATGTGTTTAGTACATATCGACGTGCAAATATACAACAACAACATCAAACACCCAACAAACGATCACTAAATTGAGCATTTTCAATGGTTATTTAACCATCACTAACCTCACAATGTTAATTATTAACAGTTTCAGCATCACCTTCTCTCTCACCAATAGCACTAACTTCATTACCTTGTATTCTCTGTCTATTAGAACGGCTAATATCACAAAGAAGAGCATTTATTTATGCCTTAAAACAACTAATTTCCCACAATTGGGCAATTGTGGTTTATCCCTCATGTAATTATTTTATAGCTTTCTTCTTTGAGTGTAACTTTATGCTGTTGAAAATAAAAACTAATTCATACAGTATGAAAGAAAAAATCTTAGTAGCACTAAAAACGAAGTATAAAACCTTTGGGTTTGGTGATAAAGCGTTTGACGGGGTGGCTGACTACTTGTCTAAAACCGTAACTGAAGAAAGTCAAATAGAAACTGCTATTAGTGGGGTCGAAGGACTTCTGAAGGCTTTTCAAGGAGACATTGATACTGTTAGAAACGAAAAATCGGGTCTACAAAAACAATTGGACGAATTGAAAAATAAAATCGAGAATCCCAATCCTAACCCAAATCCGAAGCCGGAAGAAAAGAAAGATGATATAGCGACCATCATTGCGAACGCAGTGAGTGCAGCCTTTAAACCTCTTTCTGACAAGCTCACTCAACTTGAAACGGAGAAGGCGCAGGCCACTCGCCAAGAGCAAATCATGGGAAAAGCGAAGGAGTATGGTATTCCCGAAAGCCTTGTTCCTATGTTGAGCATTCCCGAAGATGCAAACTTGGATAACTATTTCAAGGATGCAAAGCAGACGTTTGCCAACGCAGGATTTCAAGATGTGAGAACTCCCGAATCGGGAAGCAATGAGCAGAACAATTCAAATGACATTGCCACCCTGATAAACAAGGGAACTGAAGAAATTAAAAACTCTAAACAGGATTAATTATGCCAGCAGGTTTTAAGTATGATTTAAATCCGATTGAGAAACAAATGCCGGAAATGTGCCGTTTTGAAACGGTTTATAGATATTCCGGTGGCTTCAATCTGGATATTTCGAATTTGACAGGGGTTGCGCAGATCCCGCCTCTTACCCCTTTGGTTCTTGATTTTGTGAAACGAACGGCAAAAGCTGTTTTGAACGTTGAAGTAGCCGAAAAGATCACTGCCGGTTCTACTTCGTTGAAGATCAAGAAAAATTCTCTTGCGTACGTCGGTATGCATATTGGTAACGGTACAAATGGCGGTACAATTGAAGCTATCGACAAAAGTAATGCGGAATATGATACCGTTACTCTGGCCGCTTCGCCAACGCTTGCCGCAGAAAAGGATGCGGTATTGTTTGAAGCTACTGCCGCAGCCGGTAAAACGGCAAAAGCAACAGCAACGGCTTTAAATTATGAATGGACTAAAGTAGAAGCGGGTGCAACTGTTACCGCTATAGGCCAAGCGTACGAGATCAGACCGACAAGACTCATTGTTCCTATCTCCGATAAGGATAAGGAGACTTTGGGTGACAGATTCATGTTCACTTATTAAAGAAAGGAGGAACTATGTATTTGACTATTCAAACATTACTGAATGATCCGGGAGTGGTGAAAGCGGTTATCGACCGTGTGCAGGCTCTAAGGCTGGATCAAATCTTTTGGAAAAAGCACCTCGATTTTGAGGAAACGAAATCCCGTGTGTTCAAAACATATTTGGGAACAGTAACGGGTGTTGTTGCCGGTTCTGTAATTGACCGTAACTCTAACAAGCCGTTAAGAGAGCGTAAATCTTTGGGTTCCGGATATGGCGAAGTTGCCTATATGGGGGATAGATACCAGATGGACAACGATAGACTCGATATGCTTCAAGAACTAATCAATAAGTTCAATCAGGCGAAGACACCAGATCAACGGGCCGCACTGGACGACATTATCAACTACATTGTAGATGATATGCGTCAGGTATTGCTTGCTCCACACAAACGTATGGATATTGTGGACGGTGACCTTCGTTCTGATGGTAAAGCATCCGTAAAAGTAGATGACAATCCGCAAGGAATCGAATTGCTTGAAATGGAGTTGCCGGTTCATCGTATCACTCCGCAAGTTGCAGACAAACTGAACTTTGTTCGTTATCTTATGGAGAAAACCGTTGAATTACGTACCAAGTTCGGCATGTTCGTTTCTATGGAAATGTCCCGAAGGACTTTTATAAACAGCATTATTGGATCAAAGGACTTTGGGGATTTTTACAAACAAAGCTTTGATTCTAAAGAAGTCCGACTGTCTGCCGGGCTTATGTCCAGTGAGATGGCGACCACTATCTTTAGAGGATTGGGCTTGCCGCCTATCGTAATCAACGAAGATTTGGTGGAATTGTCAGACGGCACTTTCAAACAGGTATTTAAAGACAACCGTATTTCTTTGTTTACCACTCCTAAACAGGGAAAGATGCGCTGGCATACTCCGTATGAAATAACCGATCCGGTTCCGGGAAAGACTTACACCCGTTCAGAAGGTGGTATGTATATTTCCAACATACGTACGGATGAAGGCCGCTTCATGGAATATGGAGCCGAATGGATTCCGGAATTTACATCTCCAAACAAGATTGTAATTTTTGACCTGGATACGATGAATGCGTAAGTATGATAATTAGTGACTACATAAAGCAAAAGTTTCAGTCCTTCGGCATATTATTGTCGGAGGCTGACTTGGTAGAGATTAATCTTTCTTCCGGGGTTGACCCTGACGGGGAAATGACTGAAAATAATATGCAGTCTATCTCTGTTGCGATAGCAAGATTTATTCCCTCCTTATTGCTTAGAGCTACTTCTAAATCGGTATCAGAAAACGGTCATTCAAAGTCTCTTTCTTGGGATATTTCTGGTATAAAGTCCTATTATTCTTTTTTATGCAATAAGTATGGACTGAAGGACGAACTGAATACAGATAAACCTAAAGTAACATTTTGGTGATATGCTAGAAACTGCCCCACATAAATTACAAATACAGGTTATTACTCCAGAAGAGAACGACGAGTATAACCGACCAATACCGGGAACCGGTGGAGAGTCTTGGCAAGATGTAACAGATTGCTTCTGCCATGACAACTCCCAACAAAAGGAAGTTTCTGTCAATGGTGAGCGCTGGGTATATAATTACCATGTGGTTTATGAGGGTAAAAAGATTGTTTTAGGATCTCATATCAGGTGTCTGGATGCTGAAGGAAATACTGTAGGAGAGGGAGATGTGAAGAAGAATGCCGAATGCTATTCGGAGGAGTTTAAGGGTAGATGTGATATTTGGGTATGATTGTAACGACTGACATATATAAGATTTTGTGTGATAAGCTAAAAGACTTCTTGATAAAAGACGTTTACGACAGTTGGAATACCATTAAGAAAGGTGTAAAAAACGAATTAATAGTGATTGTTGTAAGAGACGCTTTGGAGCCGGAAACTTATTGGGAGATATGTTATCCTCATATCAACATCTGCGTTCCATATTTGACCAGTGGTAAGACTAATACGGTACGATTAAACGAGTTGGAAAGAACTGCAAAACAGTTTTTAATAGGAGAAAGTGGAGTGTTTGATAGTACTCAATATCATTGGGAAATAGACCGGATAGGGATAGAAGAAGATTTAAAGCTTGCATGTAGTTATGTAAATGTGGTTTTAAAGTTTAAAGTTTTAAATATAAAAATATAAAAGATATGGCGGAAAGTATACAAATATCAGCGGTTGATATAAAAAGATTATGGTATGCCGATGAAGATGCAGTATCAGCTGATTTGACAGGTACAGCGTTATATGCCCTAGTAAAAACGAACGGATCTGCTACCGAGATTAAAAATGTGCATCAAGACACGTGGACCATTGAAGAAGGAGATCCTACGCAAGAACCTTACAAAAATCAGCTGACAGGTTCAACTTACCGTATGGGAGCTAAAGCAATGGGAGATGTGACCTTTAACTTCACGATTGGTCGCTATGATTATGCAACAAAAAAAGAACTTATGGGCGGTGAAATTATTAATACCGATAAAGGTTGGAAGCGTGCCCGTGGTATTGTGGAGGTGAAAAAATGTTTGATTGCATTAACGCAAGACGATCAGTATTGCGTTCTTCCTTATGCAAATGTAGTAGCTCGTGAAGCCAATACTGATGGTGCGGTTGGTATTGCAGTTGTAGCTACGATGTTAGAACCTTTAAATGAGGCTGTTATGCCGGAATACTGGTTTGATGCGAGTGAAGTAAAAGAAGGGGTATGAAGATCTGAAAATGTAGCACTTGCTTCTTCTGAAACAGCTACGAATTCAAATAGTTATTCAGCTAGATCAAGGCGGGTGAACGCTGGGAGTACTGCAAACTATGGCTCTTCAGGAGAAGATGGGACGCAACCGTCAGAGACATTATCTATATTGTAAAGTGGTGAGGGGTGAGGATTTGTCGTTCTTGCCCCTTTTTAATAAGATAGTTATGAACAAAGGAGCAAAAGTTATATCACAATCAATTATTGGAAATGATTTTAGGACAATTATTGTGAATAAGAAAGGATATACAATATATCCTCCAACTATACACAGTTTGTCAAATGCTATATCATACTTATGTGATGTGCGAGAGGGAGAAACATTAAGAGAGATTCTGATTTCTCTAGCAGATTTAAAATACTATGCTCACGCTCTTTCATGGTTTATTAACGGTGATGATAGTCTTTTTGAGGAACTTTCTAAAGGTACTTATGAAGAGTGCGTAAATGGTGTGGAAGAAGCAATCTCAATGATTGATGTATCGGTTTTTCAGAAAGCTGTCGGCTTAGCGAAGAACGTAAGCCTGCTGGCAGCGACACCGAAATAGCCGGTAATGAAACGCTATTAGGACAAATTGCGTCGTTCATGGAAAATTTGCATTTGTCTTATAAAGAAGTTGTATATGAAATACCATATAGAAATCTGGTTTTAATGCAACGTGATAAAATACATCAAGTATTTGGAGATAAAATAAAGAAAGTGAAGGGTAAAGATATGGCATCACGAAGGCGTCAAAATAAGTAGGTATGGAATTCATAGGGGATGATAGCGGATTGAGCGAACTTCAAAAACAAATAGAGGACGCTTTCTTTTCTAAGTTAGTAGAAATAGGGAAAGACGCCATACGTTACGCCCAGAAAAACGGAGAATATCAAAATCATACATTTAATCTACGTAATGCTCCTGGTTTCTGTGTGGTAAGAGATGGGCGTATAGTAGCTATTGAAGTAGGAGATGATGGAGGGCATCCCGAAGCTGTGAGAAATACAGAAAATATGTTGATATACTCGGAAAAGCCACAAGACGGATTATATTTAGCTGACGGAATGCCTTATGCCTCTTTTGTAGAATCAAAGGGATATGATGTGTTGACGGCAGCAAGAAAATACGCAATAAGGCAAGTCCAAAAGAAAATATATAAATAAATATGGCAGGGATATTTGCAAATGTAGACAGTGACATTCAGAAGCTCCAAAAATTGAAGCAAGAAATCGAGAATGTAAAGAAGTCATTGAAAAGTATCAATGTAAAAGTAGATATTGATATAGCACAAGGTTTGGAGGCACAATTAAAGAGTCTCACAACTCAATATGATGCCTTAGCCGCTAAGGTGGGAGAGACGGAGGCTAGGATAACAACGTCTGCAAATAAAATTATTGATGCTTCGAATAAAATTATTCGGGCACAGGAAAAAATGTCGCAGGCGGAAAAAGTAAATAATGTATCTTCTTCTAGTACTTCATCATTTTCTTCCGATAATGCTTCGGAAACAGCTTCTATTCAGGCGCAGGCTAAAGCGTATGAAGAACTAAAAGCTGAAATCGGTGATGTTCTTGGTACGAGAGGACAAAATATAAAGAGGTTAATAGAAGAGCAAAATGCGATCCGGCTACTTAACGCAGAAATAAAAAAGATCACTAAATCACAGGGGGAATCTTCTAGCCTTTCATCTGCTCAACAAAGGAGACTGGAACAATTAAATAACTCTTTGCTTACTCATAAAACAGCACTTGCTGAAGTAAGACAGAGTTTGAGTGCTAACGCTAAGTTAGACAATGCTGTCGCCACTTCTATGGATGCTCTTTCTCAATCTTTAGGTAGGATGAGAGCTGCTTATAGAGCATTGACAGAAAGTGAGCGAACATCTCCATTCGGGAAAGAACTATTAGTTTCTATTCAACAGGCAGATGCAAAAATAAAAGAGCTAGATGCAACGATTGGGAATCATCAAAGGAATGTCGGTAATTATGCAAGCGGCTGGAATGGACTAAGCATGTCTATTCAACAAATAGGTCGTGAGCTCCCTTCTTTGGCTTCTGGGTGGAGAACTTTCTTTTTGGCTATCTCTAATAACTTGCCAATTCTTGCCGATGAAATAAAGAGGGCTAGGATTCAGTTTGAAGCTTTGAGAAAGAGTGGACAAGCTGCTACACCTGTTTGGAAACAGGTTGTTTCTTCCATAGTTAGTTGGCAGACGGCTTTAACTGTAGGGATCACTCTTTTAACGTTGTACGGAGATAAGCTTGTAAAATGGATTAGTGGTTTAGGGAAAGCCGAAAAAGCTATCAAGAATTTATATACAGCTCAACGATATTTATATAATGTAACATCTACAGGAATAGAACAAAGTTCAAAAGAAATTACTAAACTTAACAGTCTGTATAAGATTGCAACAGATGTAACTAAATCTACAAAAGAAAGGAATAATGCAGTAAAAGAGCTGAAAAGATCGTTCCCTTCTCATCTTAAAAACTTATCAGATGAATCTATAAAAAATGGTGAGGTCGCAAAGTCTATTAAAGAGCAAACAAGGCAAATTATAGCAAATGCTAAAGCGACAGCAGCGGCCGATCAAATCGCAAAGAATTGGTATAAATCATTTCAAGCTGGAGTATCTAAAAATATTGCATATATCACAAAACAGAGATTAGAGCAAGAATTAGTTGCAAAAGAAGCAACGGTTCAACAGCTTTCTCAAATGAGAGCCAGACCAGAAAGTTATGCCGGATTAGCTAAAGAAATTGAGGGAATAAAAGACCGAATAAAAGAAACTGATAGAGAAATAGCAATACAAGAAAATCTACAAGATTCTTATCAAAAATCGTCTCAATCTCTTGAGAAGTTGGTAACAGTTGCTGGTCTAGGTGGAAAGTATGAAGATCCAGATGAAGATTACAATTCTATTTTAGACCAACAAAAGAAGATAGCCAATCTTTTGGATAAACAGGCTCTTGAAAGAAAGCGAAGAGAAGAAGATTTGGAAAATCAGGCTTTCCAAGCTCGTATTAATACGATGGAGGAAGGGGAAGCAAAAATACGGGCACAAAGAGCTTTGGATAACAAAAAGGAAATACAAGACTTAAAACGCCAGAGAGAAGATTACATTCGGACAGAGATTGAGTATCAAAGGAAACTTTTTGATGCAAGGGAAGAATTGAATGTAAAGAAAAATAAGAACTATAAAAAGAAAACATTCGATCCTTCTTCTGTTAAAGTAGATACCTCTTCTATTGATGCTACTATTGGATATGTGAGTAAACGCCAAATTAACGACCAAATACGTAACCAAGAAGAGGCGTGGAATGAATATATCATAAAATATGGTACATTCCAACAGAAAAAAGAGGCCATCACTCGGAAATATGCAGATGCTATTAATAAAGCCGCCAATGCCGGAGAAGCAGCATCCTTACAAAAGGAGTTTGAGGAAGCTTTAGCTAACTTGGATTTGAGTAAGCTTAAAGAGGAAATAAATTGGGAAATGATTTTCGGTGATTTGAGCAAAGTTACTAAAGATCAACTAACCAAAATAAAGAAGCAGTTGCAGGAGTTTAAGAAGTCTTCTGAATTCAAAAATGCTACTCCGGAACAAATACAAGTTATTGAAACCGCAATAAATTCCATCAATGATACCCTTGTCGATAAAGGTGGTTTCTTTGGAGGTATGGCTGATTCTATGAAAGAGTTAGCGGATGCTACAGAACAACTGAAAAAAGCAGAAGAGGAACTGGTTGAAGCTAATAAGAAAGGAACGGATGCCGAAAAAGAAGAAGCACAAAAGAAAGTAAATAAAGCTCAAAATACACAAGTCAATGCACAGACCAATGTTGAAAAATCCAGGGATAAGGCAATTAGTAATATAACGGCTGTTGCTGATGCTATGCAGCAACTGGGAAGTGCGGAATTTAACTTAAGTAGCTTTGGTAGTGCTGTTGGAGGATTGGTAGATGCGTTAAGTGAATCCGGTAGCAAAATAGGAGGAATTATTGCAGCTGTCCTCTCTCTTCTTGATGAATTTGGGAAAGATGGAGGAGTCGAATTTGGCAAAAATATTGTGAACAATGTTATTAGTGCCATTGGTGGAACTATTGAGGTTCCGTTCAAGATGTTAGGAATTGATTTGGGGCTCGGAGGTGCAAACTATTCTGATTACAACGAAATGGTAGCCAAGTATGACGTATTACTTGATGTTTGGGATCAACTCTTAGATAAGAAAAAAGCTTATATAAATGAATCATACGGAGCGGAAGCAACCAAAGCGGGCAAGGAAGCTTTAGACCTATTGAAAGCCGAAAGAGATATAACTAGGGAGCTTGCTAGTGAACGCTTAGACGCTGGAGCAAGTGCAGGCAGTCACTCTATGGCGTATAGAATGTGGCAAGGCTCCTATAAATATGAAGGTCAGAACTGGAAAGATGTAGCTGGAGAAATATCTAGTGCTCTTGGAGGTGTCGAATTCAGCAATATGTGGAACCTGCTTTATATGTCAGCCGATCAACTGGAGTGGATAAAGACAAATTATTCCGGTCTGTGGTCACAAATGGACACGGATTTTAGAGGTTATTTGGATGATATTATTCAATACGGAGAGACGGAGGCGGAAATCATAGAATCAGTAAAGGAGCAGATTACAGGAATATCCTTTGATAGTTTCCGAGATAGTTACGTAAGCCTGTTATCTGATCTTGATAGCACCAATAAAGATTTTGCCGATAGTTTTGAAGAGTATTTAAGAAAATCCATACTTCAGTCTGTTATATCCAAGAACTACGATACTAAAATACAGGAACTTTATGATAGTTGGTCTAAAGCTGGAGAAGATGGATTATTCAGTGAATCAGAAGTAGACAGGTTGCGTTCTATGCAACAAAGTATAACAGATGCGATGTTGGCGGAACGTGATCGACTGGAGGAAGTTTTTGGATGGTCTTCATCTTCATCCCAAGAAGCCTCAAAGAAAGGCTTTGCCACTGCGTCACAGGATTCAATCGACGAGCTTAACGGACGTTTCACCGCTTTGCAAATTGCCGGAGAGGAAATCAAGAATCAGAATCAGCTACAAACAATGTCTATTCTTGAATTGAGAGCGGATATGCTGCCTATTATTGCCAATACCACAGGGATAAAGGACATTGCTAGTGAGACACGGGATTTGTTAAGGCTGTCTTATGAGGAGTTGACTGGTATTCATGATGATACAACAAGCATGAACAAGTCATTGAAGAATATTGAGACGGATATTGCTGAAGTTAAACGAAATACATCAAAATTATAATATATGGCCGACTTATTAATTAACAATAAAGACGCTTTCGCAACGTGGGGCGTGAGAATGGGAGATGGGTTCATTGAAGCTATCTACGCTCCGCTTCCAATGAAAGAAGTTATAGAGAATAAATCCCGTTTACAGGACGGAAAGAAAATAATTATAGCCAATCGGAAGATTGACGAACGGGATCTAACGCTTACTTTTACCTTACAAGGAAGTTCTCCATCTGACTACATCACCAAGTATAAGGCATTTCTGAATGAGATTACAAAAGGGGAATTTACTGTCAAGGTTCCCGCCTTAGGAGAGGAGGTTTACCATCTATATTACACCCGTTCACAGTCTTTCGGTTTCAATACGGCAAGGACGTTTTCAAAGATTTCGGTAAAGCTTAACGAGCCAAATCCGGGTAATAGAGAGTAAAATTACCACAATAGGCAAATTGTGGTTTATAGGATTGCCGGATTTTATGTTTTGACGTTTCTATCTGCGAACTTTGTGATATGGCAGAATTAGTATATATCAAAGACATATCCGGCAACATTCGCTTTTCGACTCCTATCAATGAGGGTTCGAAGAGACGCTTCCTTTTGATGCAAGAAGATTATATCACTTTGCTATTTAGCCTTTCCAATCCGGTTTATTTCAAACTAGGAGACTACGTAGACAATGAATTAGGTATATTTGAGTTGGTAGACCTGTATAAGCCTACCTACAACTCCAATACCGGTGCATACGACTACGAATTACGTCTTGATGCTTATTACTGGAAATGGAAGAACAAGAAGTTTTTCTATACACCGGAAACCACCGGACGTGAAGCCTCGTGGAATCTTACCGCTACCCTTGACACGCATTTGAAAGTCTTTCTTGATAACCTGAAAGCACTCGGTTACAAGTTCAGAGAAGAAGAATTTATATACGAGATTGACAGTACAGTAAAAAACACTTCCAAGCTCGTTTCCTATGACAACGTAAACCTGATCGACGCTCTCACGCAGATGGCGGAGACTTGGGAGTGTGAATGGTGGATAGAGAATCATAAAATTTGTTTCGGACGTTGTGAATACAGCTCACCCGTTGATTTCAAAGCCGGTGATTTGACAGACACAGAAAATGTGAATGTCAACAGCATGACACGCAGCGACAGCCAGACCACTTATGCGACCCGTGTCTACGCTTTTGGTTCCACTCGTAACATTCCTGCAAGTTACCGGAAAGAACTGATATTTGACGTAAAAGAGGCTAATGGACGTAATATATCCGATACGTCAAGACCGCTCAAAATAAACTACTTTCCGTCAAGAGTTACATATAAGGAAGACTATACCGCTAATAGCAACGAAGGTAGCGGTCCCTTTACTCCCTCTTATACAGAATGGACACTTGATAAAGCTTTAACTTCATCAGCCAAAGGTGGTTCTTATAAAGTTGTTTCGGAAGGAATTTCAATCAATATATCAACAGCCGTCCCACAAATAGGGAACCGTGCTTTTCTCCCAGCAGGAGATTATATATTGAAAGCGTCATATATCTATAATATTTCCGGGGAATCAAAAGAGGTAATTATTGGCAATCAGACGGTTTCATTAGCCCAAAATCAACAATATGAGATTGCGGCTAAAATACAGGTTCCCGACACGTTGGTTATCGACAAGAACAGTTCTGATTTAAAAGTAAGGGTATACGTTCACGTACCAGCTCCAGTTTCTTCCGAACTGTTATCGACTTTTCAGGCGTATGTAACATACAATATTAACCTGTATGGCGGTTCTTCTGCAACGACTTCCGTAACATTCCTTTCCGGTGCAAATGCCGGACGGACTTTTGATGCTGTTTACAATCCCGACCTTTTAACCGGTGACGCAGCAAACGTTATTCAATTACCAGAAGGTGTAACCGCTTCTCTAGGTAACCGGTACACCATTAACAACATCATAAGCGGTAAAGTTCCCGATAACTACTTCAGCAAAGATGATAAGGAAATGACCCTTAACGGAGTTGTTCAAAAACGTCTTATGCTCCCAGAGGGTATTTCTTATGTAGACGCTTATAAATACAGCCCGACCGGTGAACGTATCAACATCGGAGATGAAAACTACGATGATCCGAATAACGTGGAAATGCCGGAAGAGGAGGCAATCGAAGAGATTGTTATATTTGAGGATGAATATCCGCAATACAAGGGTACAATATCCAGCGTCAGCCATGATAATAAGGTAGACGATAACGATAAGGAATATCGGATCTACAATTTCAAAGATACGGGACTGAAGAACTTTACAGAAGATTTCAGGCTGGATGGTGAGGAACTTCACATGATATTCCAAACTGGTAAGCTTGCCGGGATGGACTTTGCTATCAACATTGTAGAGAGCAATAGCACTGGAACAACCTTCGAAATTGTCCGCAATGAGGATTACGGTCGCTTTCTCCCGGATGATGTTCTTTATCCGGAAGCTTCTAATACTTATATCCTTTACGGCTTTGATACCGCATACATCTCCGAACAGATGTTGCCGGACGCAGAACAAGCACTTCTGGAAAAGGCTAAAGATTATGTAAAAAAGTCCATGATTGACCCGTCCACCTACGATTGTGAGATGGATGCCGATTTCATCTACAATAAGGGTAATATTCGTACATACGAAGTCGGAGATAAAGTAAACCTGATAAATAAGGCGTTTTTCCCGGAAGGCAGACAATCAAGAATAATCGGCTTCGAGTGGCCGCTGGATATTCCTTACGATCACCCAGTTTATACAGTCGGTGAGACGGCTTCATATTCCCGTATCGGTGAGATAGAGAGCAAGCTTGACTCCCTCACTTACAAGGGGCAAACCTATTCCGGGTCTGGTGTTGGAGGTGGTGGAACGAGTGTATATGTTATTGGGGTTAATGACAAGACAATCCCGTCTGACAGAAACGTATTCTCTGCAAAGAGAGTGCTTCAGGAGATTATAGCTTATGCTATAAGTAAGACGAAAGATGACACAGCCCTAGGGCTTATTTCATTCCTGAACGGCATTAATGTTACCAAAGGTATTGTAACGGACACGATAACTGCAACAGAATTGAGCAGCAATATTGTAAAGGTGCTTGATAAGCTTACAGCCAATAATGCCGCCTTCTCCGGCAATATATCTTCTGTTGATTATGCTGAAAAGTTACTTGGCTGGCTGATAACCCCAGCCGGTGATATAGATGCGAGATCGTTGCGCCTACGTGATTTCCTTGAAGTGCCGGAATTGCGATATAACCGGGTATCAGTTATCACGGGTGAGGAATGGAACGCACCTGGAGGTGGTATAATCGAATCAGTGGACGAAGAGAACAGCATCGTTTACCTGAAGCTTGAACCGGGCGAGGTTGCAGCTGTTGAAGTGGATGATATTTGCAAGGCTAACTTCAACAATGACACAGGCTTTCAGACAACCTATTTCCGGATCACCGAAAAGCTGGATAATGGTTCTTTTAAATACGTTCTCCGCAGCGGATATACTTATCACCCTCAAAAGGCAATGCACTTTGTTTGTTACGGTAACTTCACCAATGCAGAACGCCAGAAGTCCAGCTATTCCACGCAGAATTATATCCGCTTCCTTAAAGGTGTAAATAGTTGGGAGATCACAAAGGATATGATTGCCATGCAGTTGGGAGACCTGTCTAACCTGAAACTGTTTGGAATGGATATGACCGGACATAGTGCATATCTTAACAGAATCTACATGACCGGTACGATCAAACAGATTTCTAACGATGGTGTGACGGAAGTACCGATTCCGGCTTTTAAGAGTGAATGGAAAGCGGGGACGTATTGGTATTATGACGAAGTAACCCACAATGGAAGTACATGGATTTGCATTGAATCTACGACTACGCAGGAGCCGTCAGATTCTTCTACTGACTGGTTGAAGTATACTTCCAAAGGAGAGCAGGGAGCACAAGGTCCAGTCGGTCCTGAAGGCCCTCAAGGACCGCAGGGAGAGCGTGGTCCACAGGGATTACAAGGTTTGCAAGGACCAGCCGGACAGGATGGAATACCCGGCAAAGATGGAGAAAATGGACTAACATCATATTTTCATATAAAATATTCTCCCGTCCAGAACCCTACAGCTTCCCAAATGACAGAAACGCCAGATGTGTTCATCGGTACTTATGTAGACTTTACTAAGGAGGATAGTAATGATCCATCCAAGTATACATGGGTCAGATTTGAAGGAATACAGGGTGCAACAGGTGAACAAGGGATTCCCGGTGTTAATGGCGAAGATGGAAAGACTTCATACTTGCATATTAAATATTCAAATGACGGCCAAACGTTTACAGATAATAATGGGGAAACTTCAGGGGAATGGATTGGACAGTATACCGACTTTGAGGAAAATGATAGTAATGTATTCTCTGATTACAAATGGTCTAAGATAAAGGGTGAGCAAGGGGAACAAGGTCCTCAAGGGGCTACCGGGCCACAGGGAGAACGTGGCCCTACGGGTTCACAGGGTATTCCGGGTACTTCTTCATATTTTCATGTCAAGTACTCGGCAAACTCTAACGGTGATCCGATGACAGATACTCCCAATACTTATATCGGTACCGCTGTTACTACAAGCCCTACGGCTCCGACTTCATATACATCATATACATGGTCCAGATTTAAGGGTGCACAAGGAGAAAGAGGCGAGCAGGGTATACCCGGTATAGATGGAGAGAACGGGCAAACCAGTTATCTCCATATTAAATATTCTGACGATGGTAGTAGCTTCACAGCTAACAACGGTGAGACTCCCGGAGCATGGATCGGTCAATATGTGGATTTTACAGAGGCAGACAGCACCGTATTTTCAAAATACAAGTGGAGTAAAATTAAAGGTGATAAGGGTGACAAAGGTGATAAAGGAGATACAGGGTTACCCGGTGCAATGCTCCGTCCTCGTGGGGTATGGAAAGCCAATACCGAGTATTACCGAAATGAGACATTTATAGACACAGTAATCTATAACGGTCAGAACAAGTTATGTAAGATCACGCATACGTCTACTTCCTCTTTTGACTCAACGAAGTGGGAAGAGTTCAGCGAGTTCGAGAACGTGGCAACAAACGTCCTTCTTGCGCAGAATGCGACGATTGATGTATTAGGAACTTCTGGGATATTCGTGGGGAACCTTGAGAAAACAGAGGGTTGGATGATTACGGGGGGAGCTATCAAGCATAATGTAACAACCGTTGAATTGACAAAAGAAGGTCAAATAGCCCTACCTGAAACCGGTGGAATGACCGTAGGCGGAAAGACATTTATAGAGGCGGGAAAGATAAAAACAGAGTTTATTGATGTTGATAATTTGACCGTAAAGAAACTAGCAGCCGTAGAGGGAACAATTGCAGGATTTGAAATTTCAAATAACCATATCGGTGTTGAAGATGCAAACCTTGATGGTAATAAAAATGGACTAAGCCTTTATCGTAATTTTATTCGTTTTTCTGATGGTGACGTATACGCCAGCATAGGTGCCGGTGTTTTCCCCTCTTCAACAGGAATTGTAGCTACGGCACGTTTTGACTGCGTAGATAATGGTGCATCTAATATAGGTATATATGTTAGAGCTAAAGGGGCTGCAATAGATAATTCTGCGATAGCCATTGCCGGTGGTTGGATATCCGGTTTTGGCGTAAAATCAAGACGGCTGTCGTATGGAACTACTCTTACGCTTGACGATGTATATATATCATGTTATAATTCAAGTACTATAACGTTGTATCTTCCTACTAAACCATGGCCGGGGAAAATGTATTTTATAAGAGGTATGAATCCTCGAATAGTCAATATTAATTCAAGTAGTTCTTTTGATGATGAAGGAAATGTTATAAAAATGGTATATGGATCAACAGAATCTACTCAATTGGCTGCAGTATACGATAATGGTAATGGAGGATATGGTGGTACTTATAATTTAATTACAATATTTTATGATGGTCAATATTGGCTGTGGAATAGACAAGAACAATAAGATATTATGTTAGTAGCAAAGATTATAAATCAAAGTGAAATAGAAGTTCTTCATTGTATAAATAACACACAAATTGAAGAACTAAAGCATCTTGGATATATGGAATATATTCAAGATGATAAACCTATTTGCATAGAAGGAGATAAGGCAACTTCTAATTATCAAGTCATAGATAATAAAATAGTCCAATGTTGGTCTATTTCAAAAGACAATCAAGCCATTATTAATGAACTAAAAGAGAAACTTTCAAAATCTGACTATAAGATTATTAAATGTATGGAAGCACAGTTAACAGGAAACGCCTTTCCCTATGATGTCGAACTCCTTCATTTGGAGCGCCAACAGGTCAGAGATAGGATAAATGAATTAGAAGAATTAATTTTAACAGAATTATGAAAATAGATTTCAGAAAAATAGAATTAACCGATCTCGAAGGGAACAAGAGTACCGTCGATGTATCTAAAGCATTCGGAAATGCGATTTATCAAAATACAGGTGATCTTGGAGAATTTAATCTTGCTCAAGATATATACGGGAAAGGAGAAGTTGATATATCTCCTGAACAAGCAGAATCTCTAAAAAAGTATACGCAGTTATTTACTCGTGTCATTGATCGAATAGCTGTCAGTAATGCTCTATCACAAGAAGAATAATTATATAAACTATAAACAAATAAAGCTATGATTCTACTAGTATTAATGTCGTTCATTCTCATTGCCGGATACGTCTTTGCAATGATAAAGAAGATGAAAGAAATCCCTTATTCTATCAGTGATACCTACTATGCTCTGACGCATAAGTTCTGGTTTACTCTTTGTATGATCGGCTCCGGTGCATTGCTTCTCCCGGCAGCATTTGAAGCAAGTACGGAAAACAGCCAGTTTCTTGTATTCCTTTCGGTTGTCGGGATGATTGTATTAGGTGTGTCTCCCAATTTCAAAGGAAGCCAGAAAACCACCCACTGTATCGGTGCCGCCATGTCTTTAATTTTTTCCCAGATATGGGTAGGTTGCAATAGTTGGTATTGGTTACTGTTATGGGCTGGATTTATCGCTTACATGGTTATCTCCATGAGCGAGCACTGGACCGGTAACTTCATTTCTGACTTCATAAAGAGAAAGCCGATGTTCTGGATCGAGGTAATTTCATTGTTAACCGTTTATCTAACCTGTTTAGTATGAAAAAGAATACAAAAGAAGATATACAGGTATGGACCGCAGTGGGAATGTTGTTTGCAGGTGTCGGATTATCCGTTGCAGGTTTTGTTGTAGAGCCATTAGGTCAGATTCATGACAGTGTATTGTGGTTTTTTGCTCAATGCCTGATATATGCTGGCAGTATATTTGGGATTGGGATTTATGTTAATGGGAAGTTTAATAGTTTGGTTGATAGGCTTAACAACAATAAAGAAGTAAAGGGTGATGAATCAAATAAATAAAATCAGCGCATTAGCCAGCAAGCTTCTCTCCAAGATCGGAATAGACGGCATGGCACACATTATAGTCTGCCAAAACTTGGTAATGTGGCTATCGAAATATACGCCACTATGGGAAGCAATCATTATAACCGTCGTGATCTTCGTCCTGAAGGAGATATACGACAAATACTGCAAGAAAACAGAGTTTTCAATTAAAGACATCATCTGCGATTGCGTAGGTCTGGTATTGGGAGTATTAACATTGATATTATAGGAGGAAAGATATATGGGAAAGTATTTCACAGTGGCCGAAATGGTAAAGAGCGAAACGGCAGATAGACGTGGTATAGACAACCGCCTGCCGAAAGCATTGATATGCAATGTAAATGGATTAATAGACAATGTTCTTGATCCTCTCCGGGAAGCCTATGGCAAACCTATCACTGTAACAAGCGGATACCGTTGCGAAGCATTAAACAAGGCTGTAAGAGGAAGTAAGACCAGCGAGCACATGAAAGGAATGGCGGCCGATATAGTTGGCACTCCGAATACAAAAGCGGAAAACAAAAGGCTATTCAATCTCGTACAGGAGCTTGAACTTCCTTTTACACAGCTGATAGATGAGAAGAACTTCTCATGGGTTCATGTTAGCTATGATAGCTGCAACGTGAAAAAACAGGTTTTAAAATTATAATCAATAGGAGGAACAATCATGGCAGATTTACAATTTACCCAAATAACGAATCAGGGTCTTTATGCAACAGAAGTCGTTGTTAACAGCAATTTCAATATTCATTTAGACCGTGTTTCTGGATCAGAAATCAGAATCTATCAGAAGACCGGTAGCGAAACTGAATCAATGGATGAACGGACAGCCGAAAGCCGAGGTTTTGATCCTGTATTTCTTCCGGGGTATATCCAAAGTGATTCCGGCAAAGTGTTTGATTACGATTTTGACGCCTTGGTTTATCCGAAGGTGATTCGTATCGAAAGCTATACAGAAATAACAAGTGGAATCCTAACGGAGGCTGAATGATGCTTAATAGAGTCTCATTAAACACAATAGGGCTTAACCGGATCGGATTGAACCGAATCGGTAAGCCTTCTCGTGGTTCGTCCGAACGCCCCTACATCGACCCAGAAGTCTTAGCCTCCTTGAAAGCTGTGTGCATCTGCTACGGTAAGAGTAACGACGACCCGGACAGGGCTGTTGTCAAGAACTTGGTGGACCCTGACAATCCGTTTGTGATTAGCAATGCAGCTTACACTGAAGGAAGTGGCTACGCAGATAAAGATAGTCCTTACTATGGTGCCTTCGTCACCGATGGAATCGACGACCTGATTACTTCCACCAAATCAGCAACAGAAATGCTAGATGGCAGTAATGAGATTACGGTTGTTAGTATGATTCATCAGATAAAAACAAATTCTGATGTTACTAGAAACAACTGGTTCTTTACTCCGGTATCTTACTTGGAAAATAGAGTAGTAGAGAATAAAACAGGAAAGACAGGTATTTATGGCTATACTTCAACTAACGTCACTAATGCACAGATTTCAGATATAACTCCAATTTTAGGTGATAAAAATGATTATACTCTATATTCTAAAATAGAGGATGGAGATAGAGACTATTTTACTGTTGAAGGCTTTCAAAATCAAGGAATATGGTATGTTTCCTCTATTGCTTGGTACTGGACAATCATCGCCAACAAGGTACTGACTACCGACCAAATCAACCAAGTAATCGCCTACTTCAATTTGGATAGAACTCTTAAACCTGATATACTATGTGATGTCAAGAAACAAGGAATCACCAACGAGAACCACGCAGAGTTTGGCGACAAGCTGATTGACTATTCCGGCAATGGTCGGGATATTCAACTGAATAATATTGCTTGGAAGGGAGATTCAGGTATTGGGAAGTATAGTGCAGATTTCGAATCTTTTGATTGGGCTGTCAACATAAGCCAAAAACAACACAACAAAGCCACTATATCGCTCAATGGTAGGCTGTGTAATCATACGGCTATTGAAGTTGATGAAATGAAAGTAAACATCATCGGGAATATTACCGAGTTAATATATTGGTATATAGCAAATCCTGATGATACTACTAGGTCGGAAATAAGACTGACTTCTGGTATAAATACTCTTCCGAAAAGCTATGCGAAGGATGATGGACAAACGTACAATATAGGCTTTGCTTACATATCAGGAGATAGTGAGATTACTATTGAGCAAATCCCTTCCCACGCAGGTGCTCTATGTCTTGACGGAGTAAATGACTTCGGACAGTTTGTAGGAGACTTGGGATTGAAGGATTATACTCTAATTGTTGACAGGGCTTATCAAAGTATAGTTGATAGAGGAGTTCCTATAATAGCAGCAGTGACCTTAGATTCAAGTGCTCCATTTATTTTTGAATTTACTAGTACAGACGATGGAAATAAAGTTGTAGCTCATTCTTATTCAGGTATATCAAATACTGGTATATTAAAAAATATGAATAGGGCAATAACATATCAATCTACATATAAATATATTGATGCTAATATAGTTAGAGGAAATTCAGTTGGTACTGGTAATGGTTTAACCATTGGTAGGAATCGTACAGATATGCAATATGATAATATATGTCTGTATTCTTTATTACTATTCCGTTATTCTATGTCCGAGTTCTTGATAGAGCGTCAGTTGAAGAAGCACAAGCTGGGTACGCTGTATCCAAACATGGTGGAGTTTAGACCTATTATCAAGCAGGATGATAGAATTAAGAATGTAAAGTACTATAAGTTAAATGAAACTGCTGATTATATTGACTTAAATATAGGTGATTACATTCCTGTTGGACAAAGAATAGCTATTGTAGTAGATTTAGAAGAACCTTATAAAATAACTAGTATAACTTCTTCTAGTTTGACAGATGTTGAAATTAGAAAAGCGGGAGGTCAGAACTATGCTTATGACATTTTAGGATATGTAACGGATAAGTCTCCACAGAAGATTACTATGGATATTCAAGTAGATAGTAGCTTGGTTCAATGGAACCCTGTTGTGGAAAGTAATGCAGAGTATCAAGTAGTAGATTTCTATATTGATACTTATCCCGCTGTTGTAGGGAATTATTATTTAATTAGTTCTAAATTAAGGGTTGCCATAACAACGAAGGGTGCAGCAGACGAAGTTACATCCTTGACAGTAAATGGAGTGTCTTTGGGGACTCCTAGTATCAATGGCAATAGGTTTACTTTTAATGGTACTTTACCCGACAAATCCCCACAAAACATAAACATCGCTATTGATGAATATATTAGGTTTGAGGACATTGTGCAGCCGTATCCGGTTCTATTGAGATTCAACGATGAAAACGGTAATGAAGTATCTTGGGGAGGTAAGTTTAGAGTAGGTTCTACTATTACTAGAATAGGAAATTTCTATGAAAACAATCTTCTTGATGGATTGTATGTAGTTCGTAATCCGAAATTAAATGGTAATAATTTAATTACTCCAACTCATGTCGTAGAAAAATCTATGGTATTTACCTGTGATACCGAATACTTACTTGACAACAATGAACCGAAATGTATTCTATCTCCTAGTAGACTAAGAATACCTAATAGCTCATATAAGATTCTAGGCTACATTCCTGATATATCAGGTCATGGTAATCATGGTGTTATTCATAATTCGGCTTATGCAGGAGCGAGTGGAGCCAATGGATATTTACAAAACTTTAGTGGCTGGACTAAAGCATCAGGAGTATCATCTACTGATAGTGTAATTTCAAGTAGTAACAACTTAGTTGCTGCTAATGGTTGGATTGCTTATGTTACATCTGGAACTGTTATTCCTACATTCAAGGTTGAAATTTCAGGAATTCCTATTAATGGTAATTTAAGATTTGAAGGTTCAGACCAAACTTTAGTTAATGGAGTGAATACTATTCAAGGACTAACAACAACTAAAGTATCAGGATTTTATATATCCAATGGATACGATAATGATTGGTCTAATTTAAGGATTGAGCAAATCGGTGAATACGAAGGAGCATACTGTCTTGATGGCGTAGACGACTTTGTTACTATTCCTACTGTTACTGGTGGTAAACAGGTGTTGATGAAAGTGAATTGGTCTAATAATACTTTTAATGAGATTCTTTATGACCAAAGAGTAAATCTTGATATTCATACTTTTGCAATTTTTAATCATGATAGTGATACCGTAACCGGAGAATCTGTTGTTGCTTATAATTCTAAAAATAATGGAAATACTTATATTGATGGTATCTTAAATTCCAATATTAAAGCGTCTGAATTAAAAGACATCAAACATAATATAACTATTACAAATGAATTAGTAGATACTAATAATAGTATTAGTCCTATTATTGGAACAAATAAAAACAGGGATGCCCATTATGCTAAGATGGCTTTATACGACTTCATGCTCTTCGACAGTATCTCAACAGACGACAAGATTAAAGAGCTGAATGAGTATATAGGTATTGAAGCTAAGGTAGAGTTACCTCCTTATTATTGGGATGCTTACGGTAAAACTAATCTTGATGAAGATAAGAACTATACTGCAAATCTAGGAACTGTTAAAGATGTAATTGAAGTTAGTCAACCTGCCATATTTGCAGAAAATTGGTATGATGGAAATCCTGAACCTGTTCTATCTTCACCTATAATAAATCAGACTGATTATAGCATTGAAGTAAAGGCTAACAAGATGGATAATAATTTCACTATGATGTTAGATGTAGAGTGTGATACTCCATTGCCTGCATTCAAAGCAAAGTTTTCTATGGTGGGTACTGCAATTAGTGTTGATTTGAAATATTACATAAATGGAGGGTCGAAAATAATAGATGTCTTTAAGTCAGGTGGCAGTACTGAACCTGTAATATTAGATATTCCCGCATCTGAAAGGTCTTTTATTTATGGTACTAACACAGACAACTATCCTAACATTCTTATAGAAATACTTCCTGCTGATAATGGTACTAGTTACGGATTAACTAATACCAACTTTGCTTACGATAAGATGTCAGGTTATGGTGGTTATAATCTAAGTAGATTTGATAAGTCTTGGTCTAGTTCTTCTAATACTAGTATTAAAGTTGTTCAACGAAATCCTTATGATATTACTTTAAAGAAGTTAGGAGGAAATAGTGATTGGGAATTTAATAATACAGAGTTAAAAGTTATATCTAATCCTGTATCTGTTAAATTTAAATCTAATAAAAATATAAGAGTTACGTGTGATTATCATTACTATCCTGTTGGAGGAAATAGTGAAGGTACTCCTTTAGGAATAACTTCTAAAGATTTAATTGCCAATAAAGATGCTATTATCACAATTTCACCAATCAGTCAAGAGAATATAGATAAATATAATATTGATGTAAATAGAGGATACTATCTTATTTATTTTCAATTGTCATCTACTCTCGCAGTTAACGAAGAAGTAACTATCGAAATGCTTCCTCTCTATCCTAATGGTCTTGTATACGATGGAGTAACTGATTATAGTGAGAATGCTAATATTCCTGCGTTGACGGATTATACTTATATTTTCAAGAGAGAGTTTTTAAGTAAGACTACTGGCAGTGCTAGTATGTACAAAGGAGAGTTTTTTGCAAATGGTGGAATGGCTTTTATTGCTGATTATGCTATTTCAGATGGTTCTTTATACGGTTTTTCATATAGAGGTCAGGCTAAAGTTAATTCTTTAAATACTGATAAGATTATATATGGAACTAAGACTTCTGTGAATGGCAGTTCTATTACTCCTAATACTAATATAGATACAGCGGGTCTTACAATGGGCAAATTTGATAGTTATAGAAAGATGGTATTCTACAAACTAATCCTCTATCCTAAAACCATACCACTATTGCAGATTAACTTCCTGAAGAATCTGATGGAGAGAGATGAGATAATTGATTTAAATAACAAAATATTTATACAAGAATGA